GCAGACGGGGCACACGGTGTACGTATGCAAAGAGTAGCTATTCCCGCATTTGCAGATTATTACTAGGTCCGGTTCTGCTACGATGCTCATCGCATTTCCTTCCCGTTGCCGTCCGCGCGCTTGCCGTCCCGCATCTCGCCCGTTTCAGCGCATCATACAATCGCTGCTGTACTGCTAACTTCATCGTGCCTCCACGCACTTACCGTCCCGCATCTTCCAGCAACAGCCCGGATCGTAGTAACTCGGATTCGTCTGACACACATGCGGCGGGTCGGGCGGCGGGACTGCGGTCACCCGGCGAAGTGGCGCGCAGGAAACCAGCACGGACAATAGAACCCCTATACCGAGCAACATCAATACGGCCACCGCTATCAACATACAGCCGTCCACGTCATCCGTCGGGTCGTCATCTTTCACGTGCCGTGGTCTAATTGGGATGAGCATTTAACTCTGCCCTATCGGCGGCGCGGGAATGAGAAGGAGTTTCATAAGTTTCATGCGTCATCCATACATTCCGCCGCAGTCGCAACATACTTCCTGCTCGGTATCTATTCCATCGCACTCCGGGTCCACGCAACGATAGAATTCACCGCACACTGTACAATGATGACCATGTGTTGAACCAACTAGGAGCCTTAATCGTTCATCATCCACGAGCGGCAGTTCCAAAGGCAGGAGTTTCATGCGGAGCGTTCCCGCCTCCTCGGGGATCGGCTGCGGGGTCGGGTTAGGCGACATGCCGAGCGCCCACCGTAAACCGCACTGGAGTCACTTGCCACACATCTGGCCCGAACTGCTTCCGCATCCCCTCTGCGATCTCGCTGGTGGGGAAAAGGTCCGGCACCCCGCGCAACCCGTGGTCCATCAGCTTGCCGTTAACGTCCACCAACCCAAAGTATTCGTGTTCGTTCATGACTGCTCCTGTTTTAGCGTGTCTATCCACGCAGACGCCAGCACAAAGAACCTATCGCACCGGCGGCAGCGGCTTAAACACGTGCGCGGCCAGCGCAGCCAACTTCTCCCTATCCACGGCCCTCAACTTCGGCATAATGACGGTCATCGCCTGCGCCCGCGCTACCATCGCGCTCGCTGTGGGTGCCGGAGTAGCGGGAGGAATCGTAATACCGTATTCACCGAGCAGTTTGGTGATTTGCACAACCTCCGCATCCACCTTCGCGGCCAACGTCGCATCCGTGCCTGTTGGGATGGTGGTTTGGACTGCCACGTAACAGGCGTGCAGTGCGGTCCCGATCACCGTTCCGATCTTGCCGCCCGCTTGTAGTGCCGGGACGAGCCCGGACTGAATGCAGAGCGCCGCATCGGTGAGGATTGTGGCTATCGGAGCGGGGATGAATCCAAGCCCTGCCGCGATGGTGCCTGCGTCGTCGATAATGGTTGTCGCCAACTCCAGATCCGTCACAACCTGGGCGGTCGAACAGGCCACCATGCAGGCCATAATCAGCACCATCAGCACTGCCGCCATCTGCTTCGTGAGGCGCGTGTAATCCAGCGTGAAAATCGGGAATGTCGTCGTCATTGAGTTTCTCCTTGTTTCAATCCACGCCACCTTCACGGGCGGCGAATCCGGGCAAAATTGAATCTGGGTGATGTCCGGGTTCTTCACCGTATTGAGTCGGAGCCCGTAGCGCTACCTCGGTATCCGCTCTCACCCAGAACCTTGAATTGGGTCGGTTTGGTCTCTCCCGTCGAAGGAGGGCGGCATTACCCGCACCGGCCCAAACTTGTTACGCCGCAACGGGCGGCGTGTAAACTGACGGAACCCACACCGGCTCCGGAGACCCCTTGGGTAGCGTCCACGCACCCGGCGAACCGACACCGCCGCCGTTAACATCGTTGTATTCGCTCTGGCCGGCGAAGTACTCAGAGAGCAGCCCATCATAAGCGAATCCAGGTCCCGGCTCCACGAAGGCGTACAAATCCCTGTCGTCCGTAGGCTTCTGTGGATTTGGAATAATAGCGTACTCGATTGTTTCGCCCTGCTTCGTGGTCAGGGAATTTGCGCCCTTATACCCGAGCGCCTTGAAGATCGCCAGCAACTCATTGGCGTACTCGGCAGTCACGGCATCGCTCGACACGTCCACGACCTGAATGTACTTACCGTCGGGGAAATCGGCTGGGCCTGCCTGATACACCAAGGCATCGACAGCCCACAGCGGATTGTCGGCCAGCACGGTCGCCAACTTGGGATAAAACTGAAACGGATTCGGCATAACTATTTCGCTGCTCCTTTTTGTTTTTCCTTGACGGCCACCATGCACGGCGTCCCGTCATTTTTGATCCAGGTCAAATCACTACTTGGCTTGCAGTCTCCTGCAACGCCTTCGGCTGCCTGCGCTTCACGAATACCCTTTAGGTACTCGTTAGCCGTAGCCTTGATTTCTTCGTCGCCTTGCTGCTCCGCTTGCTGCACCATCGCGGCCTTGCGATCCTTGGCGTCCACCATATGGAATCGCAGGATTGCCAATTTGCGCGCAGTGTCGCCTTGAATTGGAGCGGCGAGACGCATGGTTGGCTTGGGATCGTTGGGTGTATCTGCGAGTAGAACCAAGACCATCGGAACCAAGAACATCATGCTCAGCGTTAGTGCTATCGTGAACGTTACGTTGCGCCCGTGCGAGTCTATTTTCAAGTCTTCACCTTCCGCATCGCCAACCCTTCGCGCACTAGCCGGTCAACCATGCTGGAGATATGACCACCCTCGCGCTTGATGTGCGCCTTTAGCTTTTTGTGAACGTCCGGTTTCAGTTGGACTGTTTTGATGGTCTCTTCCATGATTTTATAATTAGTTTATAACCTTCCGCCAATTCTGTCAAGCCCCTAATGGTTACAGGTCGCGCCGATGCCGCCGCACCCTGAAATGCTGGCCTTTCCCTGAAGCGCCGCGTTTGCGCCGTGGGTATTTAGATATCCCCAGTTGACCGCGTTCTGATTCAGCGATAGTCCGCTCGCGATGGCGTTCTGGATCGACACCGCTGTGTTGCAGTTGTTGATTATGATATTCGGCATCGACTCCTGGAAGAACAGCGGCAGATCGCAGAAGTACGCGGCCTCGGTGATTCCCATGCGTGACCATGCGCGCGCCATAGTTGTCTGCCATGCGGCGTTTAGCCCAGATGAGGTCCAGAAACTCCATAACGGTCCTTGGATTGAGTGCGGATCGTCGGATCTTCCAGTAGGCGGACACCACCAAGGCGGCGTCGTTTGGCCGACAATCACCGGCTTGCCGTATGGATTCGAGTTTGCGCTTAAGAAATTGCCACGGAACCAAATTGCCTGATCGGAATAGTTGTATCCCGTACCGCCAGGAGTCCCCGGCGTCGCCTGTTCGCACTGCCCAGAGAACCAATCAATAGCGAGGCCATCGACAAATTGATACGTGTTCGTTACCGCCGCGCTGCAATCCGGTGGCGGCGTCTTCCCCGCTGCCGCACCGCCAGACCAATCGTACCAGTAACAGATATCCGTGCTGCCGGGAAACGTCGTCACGCGCGAAGTCCCAAGTGCCGTCGCAAATACCTTAGTCGTCGGTCCCGGTCGAATCGCATGAACTGCCGTGCTTGCCGCCACGATGTATTGCGCCGCATCGGTGACAGAGAACGGATTCGACGGGTTGATGAGTTGCATGAAGCCGTATGGCTCAAGGTAAACCTGAATCCAGTAAGTAGGGACGACTGGACCGTACCTATATGTCATCGCTTCTAAAAGAGGCAACATGCACGCCGTATATGCGGCTATCGTTACGCTCCCGGTGGTAAGATTGCAGAGTGAAGTCGGAGGGGCCGGGACGTATTGATTAACGGTCACGCCATTCGGCGGAAGCGCAAAGCGCAGCGTATAGCCTTTGGCGACTGCGTGGGACACCGCGTTGTCGTAAACGTAATAGAGCGAGTAGCAGTGCGGGTTTGCCGTGTAATTGGTTCCTGGGGGAGGATTTGAGTCGTAAGATAACGTAACTCCGCCAGGGCAGTCGCAAGGGTACGTACCGCCCCAAAGTGGTGCATACGAAGAGTCGCAAGCAAACGCGGCGGGCCATGGGAATAGCGACTGCGTGGTCATGCCTGGACCATTCGGCGGGGGCGTGGCCATCATGTCCATGAACGGAACTACCGCCGCCGCAGTGATGCCGGGATTTGCGCCGATGAACGAAGAGTTAGCCGGGATAATTTGTCCCGACAGCGGAATACGCGGCTGCACCACTACAGCACTCGTTGCGTCGATAACCTTCAGCGCCGCGCCTACATCGTGCAGCGTGTCGCCAAGAGAAGGTAGGATTGTAGCGGATACGCCAGTATCTACCCCATCGCAAGCCCATCCCCAGAGAGTGCAGCCATTTTCCGTAGCGATAGTCTGGAGTGTATACGCCTGCGCCCCTGTGGCGCTAAGTGAGTCGGTCGCCGTGACGGTGAAAGTTGATGTGCCGACTATTGTAGGCGTTCCAGTCATGCTCCCGCTGGATACCAGCGTCAACCCTGTAGGCAAAGACCCGCTTGTCACCGCAAACGTGTATGGGCCAGTTCCGCCAGTCGCAGCGAACGTATTCACCGTTCCGGGCTTTTCCGAGAAACTATAATAGTTATTGATTGGCTCGGTCGGCAGCGCAAGCGGCGTCACGACAATCTGTCCGAACAACGGGAGTGACAATAAGGCGAAAATGATAGATTTTACTGACATTGAAAGCTCGCTGTTACGTTAGTTGTGGTGTCCGTGGCTTGGGTGGTCAGTACGCCGATAGACCACAACGCTCCGGCAGTAAACGCGACGGTGTGCGTTGTGTCCGAACAGTTCACACTGGAACCAGAAGGCAGCGTGCAGGTCAACGCAGCCGCGGTGGCGTTGTGGTAGAGGGTAACGGTTCCACCAGCGCTAGTCGGACCAGCGGACGCCTCCACGTAGAGATTGCGCGCCGTGCAGGTTGCTGGAACTGGAATTCCAGGATGCCCCGTGGATGATGCTAACGTCGGCGATGTGCCGCCCGGCCACAAATAGTACGTTGTCGCATTGGCTGTGCCAATCTGTCCCACGCCTTCACCCGAATAATTCGAGATTGGACCTGTACTTCCAGCGCCCAACCCGACCGCTCCATTGGCCGCTACCGTGAAGTTCCCGCAGATGGTCGCATTTCCGCCAGTTGCGGAAACCGTGATTGGACAAGTTCCGCTGCTTGAGCCGTTAAGGACCAACTCAGACACCGAAGGGAACCCAGCGATATTACCATAGGCAATCGCGGCCCCACCAATCTGCAACGCGCCTATATCCAGTGTCCCTCTCCCCGCGCCGCCATTCTGCACTTCCAGGACGCCAGCAGATTCGCGACCTAGCGCCACATCGGCAGAACCAGCGCCAGAACCAAGTACGGTGTCGGCGCTATTCCAGCGCAGTTGTACGGCAGACGATAGCGCGATATTCGGGCTGCTGTAGAACCAATCCCAGACGGTACCATTCCCGAGCGCCATACCGGAACTCGCGCCAGCGTACATGACGGGTGAACCGGCATTGTCCTGCAATAGGATCTCGGCTTGGCACCCAACTGGCGAAAGCCCGCAAGTCGCACCGGCCTGAGATGACGATTCCTGCCATATGGTCGTGGTGTAAAACGATCCGGTTGGGTTATAGATCGTTTGCGGTCCAACGGAGCCGAGATTCAAGACGGGAATGAATGACAGTTGATGCGTGGATGGATTAGTCTCCAACGCGGAGTTCGCCACTTCCACTGTCGGTAGCGTCCATAGCACGCCAGCGCCAACGGATGGCTGTATAAATCCACCGTCTAACCCGCTCGCGTCCGATAGGTGTAACGAACCGGGTGTGCCAATCGTGCCAGCCGCGATAGAGCCATTCACTGTGACGTTGCTGCTTCCCGCGATGGTGGTGACTGATATCGGGAGCGCGCCGCTGGCGAGGCATGTAGGCGAGACGTAATTCGTACAATCGACCGCCGCAGTAAGCACGCCGGAAGTGTTGAGCAAGAGGCCAGTCGCTAACCCACTAAGCAGTACGCCGTTCACCTCATTCGCGTTGATTATCCCAGCGCCAGAGAAGGTAAACGAGCCATTCGTTCCAACCACCAGCGCGCCGGTATTTGTTCCAGGTAGGATGCCGCTGAATAGCGTATTTGCTGTAGGAACGCACGGGCCAAATGAGTTAGCCGTAGAAGACCAGCAGATTACCTGTCCATTGGAGAATCCACTCGCTATGATTTGCGAGACGTTGATTGTCGTGACCGGAACGAAAGGATTGGGGACAATAATCTGCGAGAATGTCACCGGAGAGCCAGACACCGGAATCGAGAGATACATCGTGAACTGAGATTGAAACGGAGGTTGGCAGGTGACCGCCGCGCTGTATGTCGAACTATTATAATTTGGCGTAATCGCAAACAGCGCAACACCGGCACGTATCACCACCGTCACTGTGGAGGGAAATACCGTAGTTGTGCTGATGCTTGTCGGCCCGTTGTCCGGTCCAGTTATGGACATGACGCAATTCGCACCTTTCGCTGGAGACCCGTAGCTAAAGAACACGGTATCGCTAACGGTTGTCTGCGTTGGTGGTGTCGGCTGCGCGAAGGCCACTCCGGCGCACAGGGATAATATGACTAGCAGTTGTCGCATGGTTTCCTTTGGCTGTTTGTTACGGGAAGTTCATGGGCGCGGCGGTCGCGCTTCCGCAAGCCGCCGCTACGAGCGTCAGTGACCCAGCTGGTAGCACAGCGCCAGCGGTTGTGCAGGAGTACACAAGGTGCGTTCCGGCTCCAAGTACAAGCGAGCCGCTTGTGACGGTTAGAGTGTTATGAATTGTCATGGCCCCAGAGAAATCGGAAGACCCAACAACTCCGGTAATTCCGCCTCCTGTGATATCTATACCAGCAGAGAATGTCTGCAATGCGGAGAAGGTATTGGATACGATAGTACTGGCAAGGTCACATGTACCAACGACTAGAAATCCGGAAGTGTCCAGACACATCGCCCCACCACTAACGAACGGAGCGCCACTAAATAATACGGTAGTTCCGCCTACGCTCAGATTTCCGCCGATAAACCCAGCGCCAGTAACGGCCATCTGGCCGCCGTTAAGGTATAAGCCACCAGTTACTTCCAGCGTTGGAGAAGTAGCACCTATATTGGAGGTCAAGAGCAGAACATCGCACGTCCCCACAGGGCAACCGAATCCGGCACTAATCGTTGACGTGGTGACATCCCATTGCTCCGTGCCTGTCCCAATGTCTTCCTCTACGGGCACGAGCAACTTTCCGAGAATGCCTACGGTGATCGGACTGGCAATGTCGAACTCTGGATTAAGCGCCACGATTTGATTCAACGTAAGAAGCGATTGAGTTCCGGTGTTTGTAGCTTGGATCTGCCAGATATCACTGACGCTGTTTTTGAAGTACAGTCCTGGAGATGTAGATGTCGGCCCCGGCCCAAGGAGGATAGACCCGTCTGTGTTGATGTTCATCAACGTGGGGCTTCCGCCGTAAGTTAGGAGGGAATAGGCTGGGGTGGTTTGGAGGTGAAACTCGGTGGTAGTTATGCCGCCGGTGAAAGTGCTTAGTGTGGGTCCTATGAAAGCCGCAAGAGTAGGGGTGAAAGGCGTGGGAGTCACTGGGTCCAGACTGCCGTTTAGGTAGAAATTGAACCCGGTTGTCTGGACTATTAACTCAGCGGCGGATGTGCTGGTGGGAAACCATGTGGCTCCATTCTTATACGATCCAACCGTAATGTCCATGCCTGCGAGAAGACTGGCTGTGAGTTCTCCGGTGAGGGTGTTGAAGGCGCTGGGATCGTAGATGTATATCACGCCGGGATTGCCAGAGAGTGGGTTTAGGTCTATCTGGTTAAAGCCCTGGGTGCTTTGGGGCATAGCCAAACCGCAAGCCGCCAAACTCAAAAGCGCCAGTCTCAGTATTCGGTTCGTCATAAAGTACTCGCTGCATTCTTCAAAATCCATTCCCCCGGAGTGGTGAATTGGGAGAACTGGTACCGGGTTTGGGCATTAGGTAGAAGACCTGGATTGCCAGGGACAATTCCGAATCCTCCAAACGGTCCATAGCTGGCGTCGAACGTGACGGTATGATTGCCGACAGAATCCTGCACTACGAATAAGTCGAACGGCTGACCAGCGCCCGATGGGGGATTGATTATCGCGTTAAAGTGAACATTGCCAGTTAGCTCGACGTACTGAGTTGCTCCATTAGTGTAATCTGGCGTGATAGTGGAAGTGTATGTAAGAACTTTAGCCCCCCACGAACCCGTACCCTGATCTCCCCACAAGTACAGGAACCGGTACGGCGAAAACGCCGCGATTGCTAAGTCCTCTTGAGAGTCGGATGTAAACGCCTGAACAAATACGGTCTCGCCTTCGTAGTTCGTCGCATCCATCGTGGCGATTAACGGCGCAGGGGACACTTCCGGTTTGCTGGCGGTGTACGGCACGCCATACGTTGCCTGCCATGCTGGCTCCAGAACGACGAACAGAACCTCGGATAATCCGGGGAGTGGAAGCGGGGATGACAGCGTTATAGTTGTCGATGTATTGGCTATGATCGTTCCCTGCAATCCGAGTGGGTTGCCTAGTGCGGAAGTAATCATAACGACATTTCCGACTTCCGCTCCAGACGTCAAGCCACCAGCCGAAAAGGTGTTCACGAAGTTCGCGTTCGATATAATCGTTGATGTGGAATCGAGATGGCCGATACTAACTTGAGCGAATACCGAACCAGCAACTACGCCAATTGCGGTAGGATCTGGAGTGACCGTCAAAGTAGCCCCGGCAGTGCCGGCCACGGCGAACGTTACTAGTGGAACCTGAGTAGTAATCCCTTTTGGGTTGCCCAGCAGTACCAGGAAGACGCTGGTAGGTCCGAAGCTGTGTCCCGCGAAAGTAATGCTTCCCACTCCGGTACTAACATGCGCTACGGCGGAACAGGCCGCGCCCCAATCGCCAGCGTGAATGGCGCGCTTCCACTTGAACACGATCTGGGTTGCAAGTTGGTCCGGTGGTCCGTAATTTCCATTAACCAAGGATGTTATGGTCAGGCTAGATGGATTCGTCGTACCTACAACCGCTCCAGTCTGTTGCGCAGCGAGGCTGTTCTGGCTTCTTCCGCCAAACAGAATGTAGGATACTATGCCGGTCGGCCAGTACAACTCCGGAATGGTCGCCGTGTTTGCTCCGGTAACCCCGTCGTAGGTTCCTGGCATTACAGCGGTGCATGCCTGCGACAACGCGGTCAGTAGTCCGGCAGAGTCCACGCCGCACAGAAACATATACACGGCCTGCCCATTTAGGAGTGAGCCTCCCGTATTGGCTGACAGGCCCTGCATGTCGCATAACGGCGGGTTTAGGCCGGGCGAGAATTGATTGACTGGGCCGCAACCGTATATCTGAATTTGCGCCAGCGCCGTACCGTCCGCGTTGGGTGTATACAACACGGCGATGCCCATGCCATAGTCGGTCGCTCCGGTTGATAGATCCTGTGTTCCGTATGGTTGCCACGGGAACGGAAGCCGCGCTGGGATGCCCTGGCTCAACTGACTGTAGAATGGCGCTGGGGCTTGTCCAAATAGCCACGTATACCAGATGTCGTTATGCCACGAGGCGACGATGCGAACGCGCTCATAGTCCCCCGTAGGCGTGATGCTGAGTACTCGAAAACTCTGCATCGATATCGCTGGGTTGATGAGATTCAGCCCGAAGATTGCTCCACTGGTTAAGTGCTCGCCCCGAACCGTAGTCTCGAACTCCACATAAATCGTCCCTCGCGGTTGCGAGTACGGATTGCCGTAGTTCTGCTCGGCCATGTAGACGTTCGACACTCGTACCGCTTGGTCGAAGTTTGTAATGCCGATTTGCTGAAGTTGCTCGTCGTTCTCGATCTGCGTTCCGCTTGGGCCACCGATACGCGCCATGGCCTCTTCGTCAAGCAAACGTAGAGAGTCTTGAACGTAGGAATTGTCTTCATCCTGGAACGCAACAATAATACAGTTGGGACGTTGGACGTTCGGTAGGGTATATAACCGGAACGTGGGAGGGCCATCATTCGCGGGACGATAGATAGTCGTCTCATCGAACAGGTAAGCCCAATAGCCATTACCGGAAGTGCCGTCCGCGTGAATCGAACCTACAGCCGTATTGTAGTTTGATCCAGTTATCGCTGTCTGCTGCTGGTCCGCTACGGATTGCCGGACGATTAACTGGAGTAACCCAGTCTGCGCGTTGTAGACTAACTGCGCATTGAAGCTGCGCAGAAGCATATTGACGATTTCCGCCGCGGTGCGCCGCTGCTGAATGACGAAGCCGCAATTATAAGCCGCGTGCGTTGCTGTCGCGCCAGTTAAATCCAAATAAGAGATCTGTATGTCGCAGGTGAGCGCCGCGAGGTACCAACTATTCCAGTCGAACTCAGTCGCGGCCCAGTTTGCCTTCTTCATTACGTCTGCTAGAATCCACACCGGATTACTGGTCTTCAACTGTGCACAGATGAAGCCTCCCGTGCCAGTACCGGAAGGAGCGCCGGTTAGCGTGACCGTCCCTGGAGGGCCGCCCGCGAAAGTCGTCGCTGTCCATACTCCGTTTGCGGCAGAGAGGGAGTTACCAGCGATGATGACGATAAAACTTCCCGCACCCTGTACGTAGAAGTTCTCGCCAGTAAGCGTTACAAGTCCGTTATTGTATGTGGCGATTGTCTGATAGGTCCACACACGAGGACCACTTGCGAGAATCTGGAACGTGGGCAGTTGGCTACTATCCAGCAATTCACGGTAGACTACCCACTCAATGCAGGCTAGATTTCCGTATGGGTCGCCTTGCCCGTTCCACGGAACGTCCCCCGTGGCCGTCCCGTTGCGCGAGCCGCATTCGTTGTTTATGTAGTTCCATCGCTCAAGCGGATCGGTACTTCCAGCCCCAAGATTCTGTGGCAGGATAATCCCGTTTAGCACAACGTTCTGGACACCGTAATTAAGAATCGCGCCTTGGCATATTACCGTTTCCCCGCGAGTGCTATTGCCATCTCCTAACTCATTCGCGTTAATCGGGTAAGTCACCCATTGCGTCCCGTAGAGCATCGGGAATCGAGACGTGAAGATGGAGTCGTTAGCCGCGTCGAAAACGGTTACATTTTTGCCTGTGACGTAAGACTTACTCCGCGCCTCGCGTGTGGTTGGGTTCCACTGAATACCAGAGAATCGCCCCGTCTGGCGGCTGGAAGAGTCTTCCGTGTACATCCCACGCGCCACGCAGGAAGCCTTTGTGTAATCACACACGGTGTACGGGCTTCCGGCGATCTCGTTGCCGCGCGCTGCGGAGCCGCCGATATCCGGGTCTGTTCCCGTCACGTCTGGCGAGTAGCCGCAGAAGTAATACTGGCTCGACGGGTCCGTGGCTCCAGACAACCGCTGAGCGGCGGTCGCTGGGAACACATTCGAGCATCGCTGTTGGACGCTCCAATTGGGAAGGTAGACCTTCCCCATGTTGTGATTCGAGGTTGCCGTAAGCGTGAGCGTTACGCCGTCCATCTCGCGGTTCGGGGAGTCGCATATCCCTACGAATTTCTGTACGGAGTCGCTTGAATACTGAAACGTGCCGTCTGCTGGATTGATGTCTTTTAGGATCAGTATCAGTACAAGTTGCGCGCCGCAGAATCCCCGCGTGGAGTTCAACTCAAAGTTGTTCCACAGGTAGAAATCGGGATCAGCCAATTTAAGCGTAACGCTTGGGATTCTGTCTATACCAAGTTCACTGCGGCTCTGTGTTGCCGCGATACTGTACGCCGTGACGCGCGCCAAGTAACTATTGCCTTCGTAAACGTATCCGCCCTCGCCCGTGTTTAACGGGTACGAACACAGGTATATCGTCGTGTTGTCCTGGGACGTGAGCGTCACAAGACAGAGCGGCTGATAACCTAACGGCGATTGCTCTTTCGACGCGGCGACGGTAGTTAGTGCCATTGGCTAGCCGTTCGTTTGAATCACACGCAGGCTTACCTGGCTGAGATTATATTGCGCCATCTGAATAGTTAACTGGTCTTGGTCGAATCGGCAGTTCGGATACGATACGCTGTCATCTGGATCAATAAAGGTAAAGCTACCGTACCGCCCACAGCAGCCGCGAAAGAAATTCTCAATAGTCGCTAGATCATTATCTGCAAGCGCCCCATACTGAATTTGCCATGCGCTCAATGCGCCCGTCGGGAAGTTGGCGAAGCCGGCATCATAGTACTCGAACGCATACCTTGGACCGGATGCCTGATCCGCAATCATTGTGTAGAATCTTCGCGCCTGCGTGTATGGCCGTTGTGCAGTCAAGCCATTCGCGAGCGTCGGGTAGTCCGCTCCAATACTCGGGGTCGCCACGCCCATATTCTGCGTCTGCCGTGCGTTGAACTTTACGGTGTACGTAGTGCTTAACGTCTCGACCGCCTCGAATGTATCCGCCGTCAGTGTCATGTTGCCGTAGTACGTGCCCCAGCGCGTGTCGGCCCCGCTCGCCGCGATTGAAGCCGCCGCCGTCAACGTGACCTGCGTGGGCGACGTGAAACCGCTGATGGTGGTGATAAGTGGCGCGCCAGCCACGCCAGCACCAGCAACGTAAACCGATTGGCCGACGACCAGAGACCCCAGAAACTTGCGATGCGCGATGGTCAGGTTGTGCGATGCTGCGCTTATCGTTCCCGTATCAGCCAGCCCGAGCACGAGGAACCAGGACGGGTCGAACATTCCCTTCTGCGTCTCAAAGAACGTCGTTAGGGTGTTTTTGTCGGCCTTCGTGAGATTGTTATAGACGAACTGAAGCGTTGTCAGCGGCGGGATTTTGCGGTACCGCTGCTCGGACGCAGCCCAAGCTATATTCACGCCAGAGTTGTATAAAACGTTGCGCGTGAGGGGATATAAAGCGGTTGCCGTGCCCCGGACCAGCGGTAGGATTCCCGCCAATTTATTTCACCAGAAGGCTGTCGCGGTCGTACATGCAGTTGGCTTCCACGTCGGCAATGGTTCCGCTCAGCGCAGCGATTAAAGCGCGCGCTTCACTCAGGCTTAGCGGATATGTACGGCCCGGCATAGCAAGGTCGATGAATCCGTCCAAAGTTCCAGCCACTTTAAGGATGCAGGGTCCCCATTGCGCCTCGTGCAATTTTGCGACGTACGTCTTCTTCGGCATTTCCATTACCGTTCCCATAACTTTATTCCTTTTGTAATCATCACGTTTTGCTAAAGTTTCGCTACTATCTTCATTCCGCCTCTTGCGTTACGATCACAACCGTGCGATATTGTAATTACCCGCTGCAAACGGGCAGGAGAAAAGAAGAAAATGAAAACTACAGCCACGCACGTACAGATAGGTACGGCGATTACTCGCCGGAGGGATGGAGCTAACGCTCCCCCAGCGATACAGGGGTACGAGGGAAGCAAATGATAAACGTACACATCAACGGAGTAGCTCCCGGAGTGGGCACGGCCATGATAATCGCAGAAACCCCGCGAGAGGTCAACGCCATCGCCAGATATCACCATGCGCGAACAAGCCAAATGGTGGGCTGCCGCTCTCAAGACGACATCGACGACGTGGAGGAGGTAGCCCAGGCTGCCGTGGATGCACTCCGCAAGAGTGGCTACTCCGTCACTGGCACGAGTAACGGTTTCTGTTCCTGGTCCGCGTAAGTCCAGGCCCGACGAGCCGAAGCCGTCCGCTCCCCCAGCGATACAGGGGTACGAGGAAAAAGAGATGACTAACGAACAAGCACTGAACATCTTGCGTGGGCGATTTGCCTCCGCTACGCTCCACCATGACGGCCATATCTGTGCTGATAGCGACCCGCATGTGACGGGCGAATGCCCGTGTCTGGGCAGTAGTCGGCTCGTTCTGCCGACGTTCGTCCTCCGCGACGAGGACGCGGGCGCGGAGGAGCGAATCAGGCAAGCAATGGATAAGTACGGCGATTACTCGCCGGAGGGATGGAACTAACGCTCCCCCAGCGATACAGGGGTAGGAGGAAAAGATGACAATCAACACTGAGATTCTGATCGGGGTTCCTTGCGCAATACAAATTCATTCGCCGCACCCACCAGAAGCAAAAGGCCCGCCATAATGGCCGAAAGGTCCGCAAGTTCTGACCTTTGCGGCCTTGACCGGCGACGATCCAAGAAGTGGAAACTGATCTCCGCTGACTGTCTCGGCAGTCATGCCCTCCGCAGTTGCGGAGCGCGGCGCGCACGGTTTGCAGCTGGAGCGCGCACCAGTTGAGAACGTGAGGCTCAACATTCTAAACTCAAAAGGAGAAACGACAATGCCACGATTTTACTGTTTGACCTGTGACAAGGAATCGCATGACGAGACCTGTATCGATTGCGGCGATGTAGGCGATGAACTTTGTGATGGCGGCTGCGGCAAAACCGTAGAGAACTGCGAATGCAAAACGCAGGACAATGGATAGGAAAGTGTCCGAAGTGCAAGCGCAAGATCCCTATCAGCCGCTTACAGAAGCACACCACCGAATGCATCAACATCTAAAATCAAAGGAGCAACACAATGAAACGTTTACTGCTTTCCACGCTGCTGTTAATCGCCCCGGCATTCGCTGCCGAGGTCAACTTTCAATTCTTCCCGGTCGGCTGCACGCCGCCTCTTTCGCAATTCCAAGGCGGAATATTCTGCACTGGAACCGCTGGCGTCTTGGTTCTCTTCTCGTCCAGCCAGGACGTGATAGTCGATTCGTACACGGCAACCGTATCGTTTTCGCTGAACGGTCACGCCGGAACCGCTACGCAGTCGATACCGTATAGCGCGGTAGTGGATGGCAACCGCGTCTCACTGATGCCTTGGATGGTATCCGATGCGCCGAATGTGGTCATCAAAAGCATCGCGGTCACAGCGGCCATGGGGCAGGTGGTCGTAACGAAGACGGTTAAGTTGCCGATGCCTGCGGCTACGTACTGACTATATGCCGGTAGAAACTGAACCATTAGAGAGCATTCATTCCGTTATTGTTTTCTCTCCGCGTGACTGGTCCATCGACCCATACGATGCCTGGATTTACGCTATCGTCTGCGGATAGGGGAGCGCCCTACGCGAGGTAGCTGCGCTTCACGGATGGGACGCTGATGATGTGGCGCGTTTGCGAATGTTGCGCAGAAAGTACGCCGCTTTAATACGTTCATTGCGTTAAGCGCTCCCCAACTGATTCCTTAGCGTCCCTAGGAACGGCCCGCTGGCCTTGCTCGCCACGTGCGTCATGACGTCTTCGAGCATATCCGAATTGCGCGTCATGGCATCGTGGAAGCTCTGCGAATCCAACGCCGCGATATTCACGGTAGGCGCTGGCGAGGAAGTAATACCGGAAGGTCCGCCAAACTGCGAAATGATTCTACCGGGCACCCACGTACTGTGAGACGGATCATAATATGGCTGCTGCACGATAGGCCACGGGCTGAGGTCCGATCCGCGCGCCTGTCCGCTGCTGCTGTAGTCCGCGTAATTACCGGACGTGTCCATTGTGACGTTGAGCGCTTCGGGGGCCATAAATTGCGAATATTGCAACTTTTTAGAAATATCCTTGGCGCGATTAGCGCGCGGGTCACCGAAGGCCGCCGATACAACGTCGGATAGCAGGCCGGCGGCCATCACGAAAGGCGCCGCTGGACCGGTCAACGGCGCTACGGACATCAGTGTGGTCCCGAGTCCCCCCGCGATGTTCTGCGCGCCGCCTTTGGTCATTTCTGAGATACCCTTGAACGCGCCGAATCCAGCACCAGCTAATCCTACAATCGCGCCAGCTGTCTGCGCGGTATTGGGCGAGTAGGTACCGCCCTGGCCAAACAGCACGCCAATTGGGTCCTTTACGCCGCTAGCGAATTCCCCGGATGTTTTTGACATACCGCTAGACGCCGATGCGGTAAGTCCAGCGGCTGCTGCAACGCCACTAGGAGATGATGCCGGCCCCATGTTATTTGCATTCCATGGGCTGCTGCCGGATATGTCAGGCATCCCCGGCAGCGCCTGTGCGCCCCAGCCCCCATCGATGTCTGTTCCGGGCCACGACAGCCCGTATGGACTGCTGGACAGATCAGGCATCCCCGGCATTGCTACGGGCGACCCAAGCGGATTTGTCACGATGCCGTTGATTATGGCGTCCGTCTGCGCCTGTGCGCCGGCTTGGACCGTACCGGACGGGCCACCGACGAACAATCCTGCGATGGCGCTAAGCGCGGAAGAACCGGACGCGCCAGTGGACGGAGAACCGCCCAGTCCCACCGACTTCAGTATCGAGCCAATCATGCTGGTTGGCCCACCCGTCAGATTCGACGCTGTGGCCCCTAGCGCGCCCGCTGTGCCGCCGAGACCCGCGCTCCCTAGTCCTAGCGTCCCTATGACGGCTCCGGCCAGCGTCGCGGGACCGCCTAGCGCCGTGCTGAGCGGGCTTAAATTGGCGCTTGCATCGGTCGGCACGTTGGACGGAGTACCGCCGAACAGGCTAACCATCGTGGCGATTTGGGCGTTCAATTGGTCCATCGAGCTAGTATTGAACGCCGTCTTGTCGCTGTTTTCCTTTATCTTCTCCGCGTTGTCCTTAGCCGCCATCGCCGGGTCATCCCTACCCATCGCGAACGGCGTGCCTTTAAGTAGATTACCAAGGAATCCTTCGCCCGCTTGCGGAATCATCTTTAACGCGGTGGGGGCAATATATTGCTGTAGGAAGTTGCTCATCACAGTATCGCCCATGTGGACGGCCTGCCCACGAACGAACGATGCACCGTGACCTGTTGTCAGTGCGTGAAATAGTTCAACGCCCTTGCTGGCAAATTCCTGCTCCTGCTTGAGCCGCAAATCCGCCATCTGCTCTTCATACTTGATGGCGTTCGAGTAACGGCGGTCCTGTAACTCCTCCAGCGCTTTCTCGTTTGCGCGTTGTCGATTCTGGCCTTCAAGTACGGTATCGTTGTATTGCTTCTGAAGGTCGTATACCTTCTTGGCTTCCTCGTCATCCATCGACTGCGACAGGCCGATTCTGCCACCTTCGGTAGCTGTTCGCATTTGGGCGAATTTCAACTGCGCGCCGCTGGCTATCTGTAACCGCTTAATACGATCCTGGGTATCCATTCCGGGAATGTACGGAGCAGTCGGAGTAGCGTCTTCAAGCATGCGGCTTATCAATGGATGGTCGATGGAGAAGTCTTTCAGGTTTTTAGTTAGCCCCTGCTTGGCTTCCTCCGTGACATCGAACTGCATCTTGCTGTACAGTTTATTTATTTCATCGGTCGCCTTTGCGATTGCTTCGTTGTATTTTTTGATGCTTCCGGCCTGTTCCATCAACGCCGCGTTCGTGGCGCTCTGCTGTAAATCAGCAGGGACACCACCCGGAAATGTTTTCTGAAGTTCTGCCATCCGCGCTTTGCGTTGGTCTTCTATTGCGGTATACTCTCCCATCCGGCGCTCAAGCGGTGTGCGGTTCCCGGCCTTGTCTTCGGCCTCTTTAGCACGTTCGGTCCACGCAGTGGCTTGCTTACGGGCTTCCGCCAATTTCTCTTCGGCCTTTACAGCCGCCTGAATGCCACGAATCTTAGCCTCGGTCTGCTGTCTGTCTTGCACATCCTTGCTTACGTCCCGGCGCACAGCATCCGCACTTAATGATTCATATGAGGGTATGGTCGAAAGATGCGCCTGGAGTTGTCCGATCTGGCTATCCCGGCCACCGCGCTGCGCTTCCGTTGCAAGCAACTGCTTGATGCGTGCCTGCGTTGCTGTCGCCGATGCGGCCAACGCGGCAGCGCGCAAATCAGCATTGCTTTTCGTTACAGGGATTTCAATAGTGTCATTGGCTGCGCTATCCGTAACCAAATAATCAGGGTATCCGCCTGCTGATTTTGCGCCACTCCCAGCATATCCAATCGCATGGGGATCGTTGGTCGGGACGTTACTTGTTGGATATCCGAACCCCAACTTACGCAATAAACCTAACGCAGGCCCATCGCGGAACGTGATATCCAGAATAAATGGCATTGCCAGTTTTTGCTTTAACTGGTCAACCCACTGTCCTAGCTCGCTAACTTTCTGCGCGTACAACGTGGCTCGCTGGATATCGGCGTCGGTCATTACGCCATGGATTTTTTGTTCTAGGTCCGAGAACTGGTTGATTACTGGCATTATCGAGCCAGCGCCCCCACGTCCGCCAAATCCCAGAACTTGCGCGATCCAGTTCTTTTCGCCGCCCTGCGGCATCGCTTGCAGTTTGCGCGCGGTCTCCTCAAATAGCGACCCTACGTCATCGCCGAACTTCTGATAATCGACCCCTAGTTCGCGTAGTGCTTTTTGTTGCTTCTTTCCCTCTTCTCCTCCATCGGCCATCGCCTGCGACATTTGCCGCACGGCACGCATCAGCCCAGTGACGGGAACACCGGCGATTTCCGCCATGCGCGAAAATTTTTGCACTTCACCGACGCTCATGCCGGTACTGGCCGCTAAGTTGGATTGTTCCCTGGCGTATTGGGATACCTCACTCGTCAACTTGAAGATTGCCGCTCCAAGCGCAGCAACGCCAACCACGGCCCCAACGGCCTGTATGCCCGCCTCGCCGAAACGGAGGGCGAAGTTCTTGGCCGCGTCGCCAGCAGCAGCCATCGGGTTAGTAATCCATCTCTGGATCGAATCAGCCTGCGCCTGATTGGCAGACTCGCGTTTCTTGGCTAGATCCTCTTCGCGTTTTGCCTGTTCCTTAATGGCGGCTTCATGCGCTGTGTTCATCCGGCGCATAGCGGCTGTCTGTTGGTCCCAGTACTTCTCTGTTAACTCTGCCGTCTTTGCCTGTTGCTCGGCGTAGGTCTTCTGTGCGGAGATAACGTTCTGTTGCTTGGCGAGGTAGTCCTGCAGCGCGGCAGATAGACGCTTGGTCCTATCCGTCTGAGAATCCGTGGTGGTGCCGAGTTTCTCAAACTCAGCCATGCCAGGAACGGAAACCGGTATTTTTAACTCTAATGGTCCGAAGTCGCCCATGTTACCTTGCCGCCGCCGTCTCCGCTTCTATGCGGGCATTCTCGATGAGTATTCCCTGCCGGTGAATCTCGCGCGCCGCATCCACAATTAATCCTGGCGTCTCATCCAAGTTCACAATTGCGCCGATTTGGTCGTGACTCTTATTCATACCCATTACGATATTCACGAGCCTGCGCGATTTCTCTGTGATGTACGACATCGGGCATTCGTTGATTTCTAATTCGTTGATGTAGTACGGAAGATCCACGTAGCGCAGTCGCGAACCGGAAACACGCGACACGGTTTGCGTGGTGTGTATTGGAATCCACCGCTCGCCCTTTTGAGGTTCCACGTCTCGCGCGAAATACTTCAGACAGTTGCGCTCATGACTGATGTGGAGGGCTTCGGCTCTACAGTTTCCGCAGTGCCAACGGTACTGGAGGTCGCTTGCCGAGGCACTTCTACCGAATTGGTAAGCGACAGCGAGTTTTTTGCTTCTTCCTGTGTCAGCGAAGCGTGCTCCATAATGAATCCGTACACCTCATCGAACAATTCGCTGGGAGCGCTTTTCAGGAACGATTCAGGTGTTACCGGAGCACCGTCAAATTCCAAACCTGATACGGAGATCAGCGCGGCTCTGACGTACGCAGGCTTTTCTTTGTTGACCAATCGCTGTAGCTCTACGTCGAGCGGTGCGCGAGCCTTGGCTACATCTTGCGGCACTACCGCACCAAGCGCCCGTTGGATCTCTCCAACCTCAACTACCAACCTGTCAACCGCCTCTGTGTCGTCAGGCGAAATTCGCTTCATTGCCTGATTCGCCAGATTCAACTGCGAATACAGTTTAGTTTCCTCGCTGGTCACTGGAGGATACATTGCGCGGCATTCCTGCTGCCGCTGCAAGATGGAAAGGTTCTCCATCTCGATATCGAATCGAGCGGGAGCGGATAACCTGCGGATGACGTACGCTATATCTGGAGCGATCTTGGATTGTACTGTAACTGTTGTGCGATAGTTCATAAAGTCTTTACGAGAAAACGACACTGCAATCGTTAGTAGCGCTAACTGTCGTGGCGTGCGCCGGGGATGCGGCAAACGATGTGCGGATACGCGCGGTGTCGTCCTTCATTTCCGGGATATTCAACTGTACCTGCATGAAGTAGAATGTTACGGTATAGCCAGCCGCGCCCGCTGCCGTGCTGCTGATTTGAATACCAAGATTTACCACTGTCTTGGTCTTCGCCATGTTTTTCAACGCAATCAAAGCCGCCGCGTCGGTATCCATGAAGTCCGTCGCCACGTCGATCATGCGAGCGCCGCCGCCTTGCAGAATCGGATAGCCGAAGTAAATGCCGTCGTTATAGAGCAGGTTGCCGGTTCGTATGGTGGTGCTCATGCCGATAATCGGCGCAGTGGTAGGATTCAGCGGATTCGTTCCGAAGGTTGGAACAGTGGTCCCGGTTGCGTAGGCTACTTGTCCAAGGAAGCCAGGGATGATCGCTCCATGAATCGAAGGACTTCCAGGTTCGGTCGGGAATGCGGTTAGACCTGCCTGCCCAATCGTGTCTTCGTTGGAAAAGTTGTCGTTATCCAGTTCGTAGAATGCCGTACCGGAGAACGAGCCCTCAAAAGTATTCTGGTTGAACGTAAACGTCGCCTGTTCGCAGTTCGCGCCAACGATAATCTTTTCGGTTAGCGTGGGGACGTTATGCGCGAACTTCAGCAGCGTAATCGGTATCGGCGTGCTGTCTGAGAATGTATACGTCGCACTTATCCCCGCGCTGACCGTTGCCGCCTGCCAAAACACGCTCTGCAATAGCGCGTCTACGTCTGGCACGGTACCGGCAGTACCAGCGGGGGCGATTGGAATGTTATTCAGCGACCAAGAACCGGACTTGCGCCCCAAAATACCCGGCAGGTTCGACCGTGTGCCGGTCTTCCAATCCTGCGGAGTGAGCGGGATATTCGCCATGAGCGACGAACTGCCGTCGTTGACGCGGAGCAATTGCGCTCCAGTAGAAGTCCAAGCGCCAGCGGTGTTGTTGACGATGCCAAGACCGCCAGATTGGATTTGGGCGAAGAGTCGTTCTGTGCGCGGAGTGTTGAAATTCGGCATGGGCTTATTCTCCTTTGTTAATCGCGGCGATTAAGCCGTTTCTGTATTCGTAGTGCGCGACTCGCGCCGCGCGCAACTTGTCCTGGAAGTCTGGCTTGGCTCTCGCCAACTTCGCCGCAGTGTCGTGCTGCTTCCAGTCTTCCTCTGTGATGATTTGCGAGGCGGTCTCTTCCGGCAACATGGAAGCGCCTTCGATGATGGCCTTTTCCGCTATCGCTGGGTCGATATCGAATGTCTGCCCTACGCGGTCGCCTTGGATTTGCGTGTCGAGGATTTGAAACTCGCCGCCTATTTGTCGATACAGTGCCATTGTGATTCTCCTTTTACGCTACCACCATGTTCCACGTTCCCTGAAACAAGTAACTGCGCCGCAGTCCTTCGCCGTCGCCCGTAATCGGCCCTCGCGTTAGCATGAGTGGGCCTCCAAACACATTATTTAATGTCCAGTCTTGGTAATTCGGATTGGTTATCGTCCCGAACATCGCATCCTCGACAGCATCACCCCATGCGGCCAAGTTTCGCGGTACATCTTCAGACTTCCACGACAGATGAAACCGAATCACGGCAACTACTGGACCGGCGAAAGTAGCGCCCTTTACGTAGGACTGGCTTCCCGGCGCGTGTGAACTGGTAGCCACGTCCACACTCATCATTGGGTACGTGAACGCGGTGGACTCTTCCATCAGATCAGGGTTTACGTCGCCATAGAAGAAGTTGTACGGTTTCGCTGGAGGAACATCTATCGCGCTCGTTGGAAAATCGATGCCAGCAGACGGCCAACCGATAATACTAGGGTCGAGTCCGTAAGTGGACATCGCAGCAATGAAGTTGCCGTTGAAACCATTTCCTGCCGCTTGGACGCCAGCGAGGCGAAGACCTATGTCTGTGCGAACCACGAACCCAATCTTTGGCATTTTATACGTCTGCCTTCACTGGAGCACCATCATGAATCTCGAATCGATTAGCGCCGTATTTGCATTCTTGACAGCGCCAAATATTCTCTGGAGTCCACGCGCCGTTACTCGCGGTACCTAGTTGCTGAAGTTGGCCGTGGCAATGCGGACAGCGATACATATTAACCAACTTGCCTCATTACCTTCCATGCGCCGTATGGACCGAAGTACCACCCACCCCACGGCGACTCCCAAAGCGTAGCGCGGCGACGTTTCCATCCTGCCGCGAGTAATTCGCGCTCCATTAGTTCGGTGGTGGATTCGACGGCGGTCATGTTCGACCCATAATCCGCGCTTGCTGGCGCTTTACTATCGTCCCCTTCATAATCAGCATATCCACGTCATTCAGACCAAGCCAATGGCGACGTGGTAGGGTGCGCGTACCTTCGTTGTGGCCGCGGCCACGCGCGGCACGCTCGTCGTATACTCCGATCATAAACTCAGCACATGGCTCGTTATACGCAGTGACCGCATTCAGCATCGAAGCCTCGTTCATCGAGAATCCCATATCTGCCATTTCATGCGTGGGGTCCGACGTGGCGCTTCCGGCCTTGACGATAATTCCATCTAAAAGGTGGCTGTGTTGTTCCATACCGTACAGGTTGACCGTGTCGCCACCGTGCGCTGCCTTGGCTGCTGCATAAGAAGCAAACTTGATGCCCAGTGGAGTACGGGAAGCGCCGTAAATAGCCCCACGCGCGATTGATGCGCCGGATAGGCTATTAGCCTGCTTCCCTAGCTTCAACGCGTTCCAGCGCCCCTTGGACGCCGTAGCGCGGGCTTTAAGCGCAGCAGCGCCGCGCGTGCCCACCGCATCTCTATTCACGTAGAGGTAATAGGGCCCTTTTTCGGAGTACGGAGCAAAACTGCCACCATCTGCGCTTTCTCCTGCCAGCGTGCGCCTGCGGATTTGCGACCTGCCAATCTGGCCGGCCAGGAGGCAATCGCCAGCGGTAGGCTGCGCCGCAACGATTAGCCGACGTACGACAGCGGATGCAGATTGACCACCAGTGCCGGTAAACGTTGCGTCAGCCATTGAGAAGTTCCCGTAGATTCACGTGCACGCCGAATTGCGCCTCACGCGTCGCGGTGTTCGCCATGACGATTAACTCGCGAACAGTCTTGTCCAGCGGAATGTCGTCCACGTCCACGTCCAGATCTTGTAGCGCTTGCAGCGCTTCGCGGATGTCCGCGATTGAGACGCGCCGTACGCGGTGGTTGGGATAGACAGTTAATGGCATTTACGCGGCCTGTTGTTCGGACGATTGCAGCGCCGCTACGGCCAGAATGAATTGGTGGCGACATCTGAATCCACCCGCGCAAGTAAATACTGGCAATCCCTGGTCATTATCCATCTTTTCGATTTCCTCTTTCGTCCATGATTCCCCAGCACGTGTCTTATCAAGCATCTTTCGGCAGAACTCGCGGTTTAGCAGATCGCGCGGCCCGCTATACTCAAAACGCAGCGGTTCATTCTGCCCCTTTTGCGCGGCATCAAACTGCCCATTCATTGCAATCCTAAGGAACATGGACGATGAGGTTTCCGCTAATCCGACGCTTTCCGCTAGCGAGCGGTCAAACGTCTTTGCGATGTGCGATACGAGGTCGCCAAACTCCATCCCCGCCACGGCGAATAGCGTGCGGTTCATCGTGATTTGCGCGGCTCGCGTGACTAGTGATTCCAATACTTGCGTTGCGTTCACCTGGAAGCTATTGAGGATATCCCTAGTCGCCGCCGTTACCTTCTCTGGAATCAACTTACGCTTGATGGAGTCATTTAGATCTGAGATAATCTCCTGCATGAATCGCAGTTGACCGGGGAATCGCGAGACGAACGCCTCGATTAACTGCTGATAGCCAGCGTCGTCCATCGCCTGCGCGAAGATATCGTCGAACTGCCGCAAGAGCCGCAGGTTACTCGGGACTGAATCGAGGACGCCATCCGTTATCTTGAGGTCTCGCTGGAGTTTACTGATTACCTTCGCCTGCGCTTTGGCGATGATGTCCTTAAGATGATTCTGGAACGCAAGCGTCATGGAGTCCAAGTACTTGCCGTATCGCCCGTTGATTTCGTCTAGCGGCATTCGGGTTATTGCTTCACTAGCGCCGCGTACCCAGCGTACACGGTCGTCGTTGGACCACCAGCACTAAGAACGCCAGTTACTTGAAGGTTTTGAATCTGCGTGGTGTCTATCGTGACGTTGGAAGTCGTGACGTTGGAGTATCCGCCGCCAGCGCCGTAGCCGTTGCACCACCCGCCGGCGGTGCCGCTGGAGCCGGTAGTTATCACGGTCACGTAGCAATCGACGCCAAGCGTGGCGCTCAGGCTCGATACGGTCGTACTTAGCGTGATCGGTAGCGTGGCCACGATGTTGCCTGACGGCGGAGTCGTGGTTCCAAACCGAACGTTATAGGTCAGCGTGCCGGATGGCGTCGAGGCATCGTTCACAGTGGCGCTGAAGTGGATTCCGTAGGTCGTCCCGACGTTAAGCGCGTTGGCTGGAACGCTGTAGGCTAGGATCGCTGTCTCTGCTGTGCTGATCGAGGACGTTGGGGCGGTCAGTTGAGTGACGACATTACTTGCACCAAATGGGTTACCCCAAACGTTCGGAGCGATGCATGGATATGTAAGGCCAGTCGTAGCGTTGATGTACCACTCATACTGCGTGCATGTGCCTGGAGTTGCCTGGCTAACGCGCACTGGAAACGTTTGCTGCGCATTCCTGTGGTCTACCGTTTCTTGTGCTGCCAAACACGCGGCAAGCGCGAATAGTAGAGCGATTGTTTTACGCATTCATAACTCCTTCTACGCCCGCTGGAGGACATTCATACACGCAAAACTATAATCGGGAGTTTGTCCGGGCTGCAACGGATACGTATTCCCAATCGGCGCATTCGGTAGGGTAAAACTTGTAGTAGCAATCGGAATCGGCGTGGAATTCTGCAACCACAGCGTGTTGATACTCGGCTGCCCGGTTGGCGCAGCACCTAGTCCTACCGGAGATTGTCCCACGTAGATATTCCACCCAGTGGCCGACATTACAGTGTAGAGGCCAGCAGCCGTTCCAATAGCAGGGAAGCTGGCGTTGTTCGGCGGGGTGAGATTGGCGATGCTTACGGAGATGACTTGCCCGACTGTGCTGTTGACGGAAATGATTGCGGACCATCCGCTCTCGCTGTTGTTCTTCGTCAATGGGTTCTGGTAGCCTTGCCCGTATGGTTGCGAACCTGTCCATGTAATCGCAACGATATACTGCTGGGCACCTGGATCGGCAGAGCCACTTCCGCCCATACTCACATTCGACTGCGTGAACGTGCCGACATTGAACTCACGTACGGCACCTGGAACCGGAAGCGGAATCAGGACAACACTCACGCCTTGAGATTCAATCCGACGCCAGCATTTCGTAGCCTCTTCGTCCCATGCATCCCGTTTCGCCTGATAGCGATCCGCTGATTTATTGAAGCGGCGAAACGCTGCCGCATAAATCTCTTTCAGGACGCGGAACTTAACCCACCGATGCATCATGCACAGCGATGGATCTGGCTCCATCACAACCACCTGATTTAACCTCATGCGCGGACGCGAAATGGCCGTCGTGAGAATGTTCATTACGGCTGCTTGATGGTTAAGGTTCACTCCCGGAGAAAGCAAGTATCCGCTGAAGTTCTGGAATCGCGCCATGATGTCGTGGCCGCACGATTCAACGGTCTCGCGGGTAATGGATGCGGGACCATCTACTACGATGTTTTCGACCGCAGCCACGGCTAATACTTCAGGGTCGATCACCTGAAGGTCTAAGCCGCATACCGGGTCGTAATCGTTAAACAGCATGATATTATAAAGCCATGGCTGAAAGCATCGGAAGCCCGTTTCTGTTCCAGATGAACAACGCGCCTAACGCAAACGCGATGGATCTGCTGCTCAGGGAAACGCGCGCTGCTGGCGTTGCCGAGGGGCTGCGGATACACGCGGCGCAGATCGCAGTGAAGGACGATGCTATTGTTCGACTTCGCGCCAAGGTCGCAGAAGTGCAACGCGAGTTCGCTGGTGCCGTAAGCCAAGTAGCCTTTTTGAGCCAGCACCTATCTGATGCACTGTCGAAGATTTCCAAACTTGAAAAACGGGCTCCGCCTAGCACTATGCCTATTCCGGACAATGCACCCTGCTTTAACAAATCGGACAGTCCGGAGGATATTATTAACGCCATCTTTCAAGCTGGTTTTCGCGCTGCCGCGTTGCGGTATCACCCGGACCACGGAGGCGATACCGAATCGATGCAACTTCTCAATAAGGCGAAGGAACGCTTTAAACGCGCGTTCTAAGAGAGCAGCGACCCAACGGTAGTAATGCCGTCCAACATCTCGCCCCCGCCCTTCACGCGTAAAAGCGCATCGTTAAGCTGATGCACTTGCTTTAGTGTCATGTTCTCTGGCGCGACAGCCAGCAACGTAGTAAGAGTGCTTGCCGTTAGGCTTGGCGATAGCGTGGTGCTGCAAGTCTTCGACCCACTGACGGATGCGGCCATGAAGTTATCTCCTTACCTCTGCGGCGGCGCAGGCGGTACCAACGGGACAGGTGGCGCGGGTGGCTTCGGCGGTGTAGGTGTGGACTTAAACAGGAACGGCGTCGGTGGAGCGTCCAGCTTGCCGAGTTTGAACGCTTCCGTTTCCGCACCAGTAGCGCGGCGATGCGTTCCGGCCGAGATCTTGGCGGCGGCTTCGTCCGGACCTACGGCAGACACTTGCATTGGCGTGGCCTGTAGCGTGGCGATGAACACGTCGCCAACGACTCCGGGGTTATCCGGCGTGCCTTTGAAGGATTCCTTCAACTCGGCGGCAAGTGCATCTCTGTTGATATCCCGCTCTCGCTTGGCTACTTCAACCTCTTCGCCGGTCGCGAGTCGGTGCGAACCTTCGACCACCATATGAGCGGCGGCTTCGTGGGTCGCCATCGTTACCTTGCCACCTGGGCCGGACTGTCCCTGGCGCGGAAGTGAGGCGACATAGACGCCCTCTGCGCCGAATTTTCCGTGATAGTCTTCGGCAACCGCTTTCGAGCGCACGTCGAAAATGCCGTTCAGGTGATGTTGCGCCTGATCGGCCCACTGATTGTCGGCTTGCTTGTCGCGCACCCATCGCAGTAGGAATTCAACCGCTGATTCGTGGCGGGTAGTTACTGTCTTGACTGGCTGTTCGTCGGTCCTTGTTTCGATGGTTTCCACAGTGATTCTCCTTGGTCAATATCTGGAAGCACTGGGCCGCGCTAATAAACGCGGCCCGAAATCACGCAGCGCTTGTTACGATTCGAGCCAAGCGTGCAGCGACAGGCTGGGCGTAGTGCCGGCCAGCGCGGTAACGTTGACGCGAATCACTGCGCTCGATACGCCGAACTGGTTGTTCGGTAGTTCGTACTTGCGCTTCGATACGCGAGTGGATGCCTGATAGGTTGTCCCGGTCGGCACGTCGAAGACCCACAGGGCGGTAGCGGCGGTAAAGCCATTGGTCGAATCCTCGAACTGGATACGGGCGGATGCAGTGCCCGATACCTGCGAGAGGTTGGTTACTTCGAGACACAGCGTCACATCTCCGGTATACCCGGAAATCGCCAGTCCCGTAGTTGGCGCGACCGCACCTGTTGCGGTTACGGTCTGTACGCCAGTCGTGATATCGGTCGGTACGGCCATTAGTTATTGCCTCCTTGTGCCTGTTGCGTCCTGCCCTTGCCGGGCTGGGCAAGGCCTGCCAGAACCGCGATAGTCTCTGGCGCGAACTGCGTGTAACTGACCTTGCCGGCCGCTTCCGCGATCCGCTGGTCGTCTTCGCGCAACCGCCGACCGCGCTCATGTTGGGCGCGCTTGAAGCCAGCGATTTCTTCCGGCGTCGATTGCCGATGCGTCTTTTCGACGATACGCTTGGCCGCGTCGTGACACGACATGTCACACACACTGCCCGCCGTAATGCCGCGATCCGTTAGCTCTTCGGATGTGATGAAAACCGCGTCGTTAACGCGATTCTCTTTTCGCTCTTCGTCCGTGGCGGAATCCCACGCGAACTTCTTCAGTTCCGTGGTCTTCTGTTTGATAGCGAACCAGTATGCTTGGTTCTTTGTCATCGTCGCCGGGTTAACTGTTTCTTCCATCTGTAGAATTGCCATGGTTGTTTTTTCCTATTTCTCCCGGTTGCGATTAGTTATTGCTCTGAACTTGGATGCCGAAGTTGTTACGAATGACCGCAACACCATACAGGCAATCGACGGTGAACTGTTGCGCGAGCGAATTGGGCGCGTAGCTCATGATGATGCGAAGCCCGAAGTTACCCATTTCGGTATACGCTGCGACCGCGCCAGTGCCGGGAATCGGCTGCGCGAGAGAGCGAATCGCCAAGCCGATGGCGTCGCGGGCGAACGCAATGTTGTAGGTCGTGGTCGAAGGCTTCTGCACAAACTGCGAACGGAATACAAGGAAGTCCTTGATTTTCCCGTTTGCGCCCATCGGACCAGCGCCGGCCATGTTAGCGGTCTCGATACCGTTCGTTCCGCCAGGACCGCCGGCCGCAAAACCCATCGTCTGGAATTCGGTGAAGCGCGAAATCTGGCGCATCGCGGAAAAGGTACCGGCGCTCACCAGTAGGAACTTTGGTTGGTTCGTTGGAACCTTAGCGGTGAACAGGGCCGTCTCAGCCGAGTCGATAAACGATTCGGTGATGGACGATGCGGAGCCGACTGGGGTGTTGGCCGTGAAGTTGGAGTACAGCGAAAGGATGTCCGTTTCGATCTTCTCGGCAATCGCGATAATCGCCGGTTGGACATACGTTTGCAGCAAGTCTGGTACGGCGATGGCCTTGGTTACGTCGGGAATCGAGAAGGTCGATTCAACGTGCGTGTTAAGCACGATCTGGGCGTTGCCAAGATTTGGCTGCTGGTTGGTAACCGTGCCGCCCTCACCAATGACGTTTGCCGCCATAATAGGCGGAATGGCGATGTTAACGGTATCCCCGGCCTGGGCCAGCGTGCGTTCGTAATCGCGGTTAACCAGTCCACCGAGGACTAAGTTACCCACAATCGGAGCAAGGGCTTCGGCGGCTACCAGCTTAACAATCGCTTCCGCGACGTTTTGCGAAGTTAGCATGCAAGTCTCCTAAGAGAATCTGATTTTGTGGTTTTTGCCGACCCCCCAGAGAAACGCTGGGCCGTTGGACTACTTTTGCAGGAAATACCCCGTGATTAACCCCACGGCAGGCTTAAGTAAATAGTACGCACACTTCTATCTGTTTGTCAAGACCGAAACGATATCGGCGGCGATTGCGTCTCGCTTACCTCTGTCTTTGACGTTTTCTTGCGTGATATCCCCCAGGTTCGTTCCGCCCTTTTGCCATAGGATATTGCCGTTGGTAGCGCCGGAGCCACGCCGACCTTCCGCCTTGAGCCAGTTGGGATTTTCTGTGGCGATCTTCTCAATCCAATCCTTAGCGAAGAACGGCTTGCCGTCCGTGGTCTCGAAGAAGTACGCGCCTCGGTCGTCCTGCTTCATCTCTGGCAGTTGAGTCTTGAACACGATATCCCGCGTAGTGTCGTTGAACCACGGAACGCCTTCCATCGCATCCTTCAGCGCTATGGCTCGATCCTTCGCCATGCCGTCTTTCTTCAGCGTTTCCTTGTCCTGCTCCAGCACGGTCACTTTACTCATCACTGCTGAAAGTTCACGCTGTAAGCGAAGGACTGCGGCGTTTGCCTTCGGGTCGCTATCGCCAGCAGCGGCAGTTCCGTTGGTCGCCCCGTTCGCCGCTTCGCCCGCGTGCGCGGCGTCCGCACCTTCGGCGGCGGCAGCCGTTCCGTTGGTAGCGTCCGCTTGCGCCTCCGGCGTTTTCGAGAATGCCTTCAACCGTTTATCGATGGCGTTGATTTTCTTGTCCATCGACTGCTCCAGTTTGCTACTCGTATCGTTGAGTGCTGTCGCCAGTGCTGCCGCGAACCATGCTGGCGGCGCATCTGCCGTACCCGTACCTGCTCCTGCGTTGTTTGTATCGGAAGCGCCCGCAGCGGCGGCTTGTCCCTGTTTATCCATACTGTCCTTTGTGATTCTCCCGCGAGACGGCGCGGCCCGTTTGATTGGTACTACGAAAACATTGCAAAGTAAACTTGCGGTATTCTTTGCGATACTACTAGATTCTGGTGTAGCCGTCCTCGAATGCTTCGGCGGGCGAGAACGACTTGTAGCCGTCTTTATAGAAGACGAGATAGCCGCCAACATGCGGCTGATGCTTTTCTATGAACTCCGCAGTAACCGCGATGGGTCCGAAGTGGCCTTCCGGTACGACGATTGTGCCCATTTTTGGCCCGTGCACTAGTTCCCACTTACAGCGTTCGCAATGTCCACAAGCACTTCCAAGCGCGAAGCTCCCCCTGCACGTAGCGCCTTTCCAGACCGGAAGTGTCTCGCGTTGAATCTCCTTGATTTTCAGCGCCCATACTTCCTTGTGGCAGCGATACGCTGGCATTGGCGTGCCCGTTCCCGCATTGGTTTCAATCTGCTTGGCTAGTTCTTCAAATCGCGTCATTTCGTTACCTTAGTCCGCGAGACGCGAGCCGATGTAATTCGCTTCGTCTAACTTGGAGACAAGCGCGCGTTGCGCCTTCAGTTCGCCGACGTGACGGTCTGTGCGCTTCTGGAGATGATCGAATAGATGTGCTGTATGCCGGTCGCCTTCGTTCATCGCTGCTTCTCCGGCCTTCTCCGCAAATTCCGCGACCGCCGTCTCGTTGCCGATGGCAAGATCGAACACAGCGGTAACGGTGTCGTTGTAGACCACTGCGTCTGCCTGATACTTGACGCTGGCGCCCAGTTGGCACAGGCGCTCCATAATGTCGCCGCGCAGCCAGCATTCGGCGTCTTTGTACATGCCCTTAATGAATTTGCCGACCCATTTCACGTCCTGATACTTCAAGACGGTCATGTCGAGCGAGTACTGACCAGCCAGCGATGCTTCCATCTGTGCTGCTGTGATTAGGTTGTCGATTGTCGTTGCGTTTGCCATTACTGTCGCTCCTTTTCGTTAGCCAGTGCCGACGCATCGCACGGTACAAACTGGCGAGATTCGCAGGCCTTGGCTCTGTAAAATTCATACCAGTTAGGCGTCCCATTCTCTGCCATCCGCACAAATCGTTCCACTGTATCGGTTGCCGAGTCTTCGCCAACGTGGCGGGACTTCATCGTCTTGCCCGCTACGACATCATCGATCTGGCTATACCAAATGGCATCCGGCGACACTTCGCCTGCCGCGTAAAACACATCGCCAGTATCGATAGAGCCGAGTACGATTCCTGTGTGTTTGTCAACGTACAAGCGCGCATAGTGCGGGAGTAATTTCCATTCAGGATCAAAGCGACTCATTGGATGCTCCTTTTATGTAGGCTGAGCCTAATTCTTTTCGGAGTGACGTCACGAGCGCGCGTATGTGGATGCTGTTCACCGGCGCACTCGCCGTCTTCTGTCGTAATCCGCACCACTTACACCACAGCACCGTATCACCTTCTGGATGCACTGGAGGCGCGTAGTGCCAATTGAAATGGTGCGCGATGCGCATCGTCGCGCGGTAGGCCATTCCGCGAATCATACGGACTCCTTGGCTTCCAGATACGGCACAGGTTCCTCACGGTATCGCGCCATGGCATCGAATGACGCTAAAGCGATTTTGCTATCTTTCCATCCACCAACGTTAGCATTCGTTCATCGAAAGTTGCGCAATACGCGCCTCCGCCAAGTTGCGCATCCCAGTCTTGAGTAGTATTCCAAGAGCAAGTGGCGTAGTGGAAGTTTCCAGACTTGTCTCGCAATGAGTTCTGGAACTCTACCCTCATATTTGGGCCGCCAGAGTTGAGCCGCACGATGTCTCCAAGCATCAATCGCGGGTAATAGGAATTACGCGGATTAACGTCAGCCCGCGCGAAAGTGACCGCCTTCTTGCGCGGCAAGACTTTAGCCATTACTGTCGCTCATTTTGATCGGTTAGTGCCGACGCATCTAGTGACACCAACGGGAATTTCTTGTTAAATTCATATCGGTTTTCCGGCCAAATACCGACGATTGGGACGACCGGCAACGAATGGGACGTCGCGTAAACACCCGCACGCTTCATCTTGCCAGTAGCGTAATTCGCTTTGTTACGTCGATCACCATCTGGCAGTCCAGCGCCGATCCGCCTAACTGTTCGTTGCTTTCTTCCTTCGCGTTGCGTCATATCCCCATCATCCTTCGCATATCCTTATCTTGAGGTTCTATTGCGCGCTTTCCGGGGCCGCCGCATTGGACGTCCTTAAGTATTGGCGTTTCCCAGTGTCCGTACATGAAGATGATTTGCGCTAGTTCGCCGCCTTCTGCAACAATCCAACTCCTTTCTGATACATTCCGCAATGCCACAACCGCTTCAGCTACGCTCAACGTAGCCGCTGATTCCCAGTGAGAATCGCAACAATATTCAGCCCACGCTTCCGGCGTCCAGCCTTTAGTGAAGTCTTCCTTCTCCCTACGAGATGGCTCTCCAACAGAGTTCCAGAAGCTTAGTATCTCAAAGTTCCTGGCGTCAAGTATCGTAGTGCCGTAGTACTTACCTTCGAGTGGGGCGACTTTCCATGGCGCGGGGAATGACATAATTACCGAGTCGAACCAGTCGCGAACGCTGGAGTATCCCCATGGCACCGACTTTCCGTCGATATTCTCAAAACCGAAACTCATATCCCTACCTTCTTCAGCCGTACCCGTTCGTGCATCGCCAGCCAGAATAACGCTTCGGTCCATTCATTCGAGCCGCGAAGTTCCAGTAGTATTGGGATGCTACGCATCGGAGCCCACGCGCCGCGACGGTGTTTAATCTTGTGATACTTTAGCATTCGCGAATCTTTGATAAACGATGCTACTTCTGCACGCCTTCCATTGCATCGCAACTCCACGTATGCGCCATCGCTTAGCTCAAAACGCCGCATCATATCTTCTTTAGCCGTACCCGTTCCAAATTCTTGATCCCATCTACCTCGGGGAACTTCTCGCACGGAATCCCCAACAGCATCAGGCTAACGATATTACCCCAGATGTTAGTGGGATACCCGTTGAAGTTCTGGGGATTAAACAGCGGCGGCTTGTGCAAATGCACGCGGTAACCGTGCTCCATCATCCAATGCGAGATAGCGGAATACGCTCCTGGCCTGTCTGCCTCCACGTATAGAATTGGGCGACACCGCGCGATGGTTTCCTCGCCGCCGTTGAGCACTTGCATCTCGAATCCCTCAACGTCGATCTTAGCGAAGTCCAGCCGCTCGATATCCAGGTCGTCCAACCGGCGCACCTGAATATCCGCTTCGTCGCCTTCCTTCAATTCGTAACCACCGGGGTTGCGCGGGTCTGGCTTGCCGCAGCGAATGATTTCCTCACGTTCACCCAACGCGCAGTTGCGGACGTCTAGCAGCACGTCGCCAAGCGCCAAGCACGACGTTATGTTGTCGAGCAGCGCCTTGTAGGTTGCCGGGAACGGCTCAAACGCGTGGACCATGCCTTCCGCCCCAACAATGGCACTTAGTGCGATAGTATGGCTACCGATGTTCGCGCCGATATCCGCCACGTGGTTACCGGGTTTCACCAGCGCACGGAATAGGTCAACCTCGGATTCGCTCCACTCGCCATACGTCTGGAGACTTCGGCCTAGCCATTTGTCGGTCGGATAGTACTTCATGCGACCGTAACGGCAATCGGAAATGAAGAATATCGGCACATCGGAGTTGTCTTCGATTGCAAGCGGTACTTCGTAGTTATCGTACAGCGCGCGCTTTACCACTTCGACGGATGGTTCGTTGAGTGTGTAAAAATATTGCGACACTTTGCTGCGCAGATCGGTAGGCGTGTTATGCGAAACGCTGGCGTACCATCCGTGATTCCATCGCCAGTCCTTATACGTAGTCGGATGTATGAGCCAAGTCCGTATTCCTAATGCGCCAGTCAGATGCACGATGGCCGTATCCACCGTGATTACCAAATCCAGCGTGTCGATGGCGTCCGCTGTGGCTTGCATGTCCACCGCATCTGCGCACAGATTAGGCAAGCCGGATTCAGTGTCGTCCTGTTGCAGCGAGAAGAACTGACATCCTGGAATGTCAAGCAATGGACGGTACGCATCGAAGCTCATCGACCGCATCGGATTTTGATAGTGCGCCGGGTTGCCCTTCCAGCACAGGCCGACGCGATACGTGCCATCGTTCACGGGCTTACGCTCGCCAGCCAAATAACGAGGATTTGGACGACCGGTAACGTATGGAAATCGCGAAGGCAGGCTTCCCATTGCTACCCAGCGGTCGATATCGGCGGGTAGTTCGGATTCGGTTGTGGTGATGTGAGCACCGGGCAGCCTTACGAAATCGCCCCATCCGAACGTATTCACAAATAAGCGCGCCAGTTCCGGCCTGACATGCACATGCACAGTTTCGGCTGTTTTCAATAAATCCGTGATGTACCGCGAGAACATGATTTGGTCGCCCAGTCCCTGTTCTGCGCACACCAGTAGGTTGTGGCCTACCAGCGATTCACCTTTCCATTCCTGAATGTTGTCGAGTCGTTCAACTAACTGCACATGCGCGGGGCGATGTTCGTAACCTTCCCACGCGCGTTTCCATTCCGCTGGCGTGCTGGCGGACTTCAGTAGGTACATCGACTGCGCGTACAGCAGATCGTGGTCGTCTGGGCATGCAAGCAATCCAGTGCATATGATGTCCTCAGCCGCATCCCACTTTTCTTGGCGTTCTAGCGCAGCAGCCCAATGCGAGTATGCAGCGGGGAATTGCTTGTTCAGCTTAACCGCGATAGAACAAGCCCGCTCAGCAGCGCCGTAATCGCCCAGCGCGATAGCCGCAGCAGCCAGATTAACCAACGGCTCCGGTGATTTCGGCAGCAATAAGCACGCGACACCAAATACACTCACTGCCTCGCTATGTTGACCTTGCAGCAGAAGGCACCGGCCCATGGCATTTACTGCCACGCCCGACGTAGGGTCTAATAGGTAAGCCCATTCGTAGCATCGCAGCGCGTTGTCGTCCTGCGGCTTATGTTTGGCGACTTCGACGAGAAACGCGGCGACCAGTTCTCCTGTGGTAGTCGTCTTGAACGTCGTAATCAGCGGAGCGCCCCCAATGGCTGCCACCTAATCACCGCCCCCATTGTCATCCATTATTTCCGTGTACACCGGCAGGCCGTTGCTCCCGATTACCAACCGGTACTCAGGAGGGTTGCCGATCAAATGTTCGTATCCCGGCGCTGGCTTTGTGCATCCGTTCGCGTCAAGTAAGCAATACATTTCCACGGTTGCCATTACTGGACCTTTCTGTCTGGATTCACGTCGATAACGTGCGGCATGGATTTGGCGATCTGCACAAGATTCTGCGCGGCCAATAATTCTTTCGCGTGGCCTGGGCATCGATGCATGTCGAGGTCAATCAGCCATCCGTTCTGCGCCAGCGCAGGAAGTAGTTGGACGTGGCCTTCGCGCGCATTGGCGAACGGGAACTGGAGCGATATGTATGCGCCGCAGTCGCGTTCATCGCACGACACGACGGCTATTGGCGTGGTTAGCTTTTCGAGTGTTCCTTGCGGCGTTAATTGGACTCTGACTATTTTGAACATTGTTCACCAATCGCATACGCACGCGGCCCATCGTTCATGGCAGGTCGCACATTCTCCCATTGGAACCGGCTCCCCTTCAACCGTTATGTGAATCGTGTCGTCGTTCGGGAACCGCGAGATGCCCTGCACGCGCTCATCATCACGAAGCAGGCCAGCGCGGCGCAATGCCGTCGTGACGCCAATAGGAACCGGAGGTCCGACGACAGTTGTGCTGATTGACGGAGCATTCGCAGCGGTTTCAAAACTAATCATCATTCCATCTCCGGCCATTATTTCATCTCCCCGCGCTCAATCACCCGCTGCACGAATGCCTCCGTAATCGCGCGCTTGCCCTTCACCACGTCGTTCACGTAGGATGTGGAGAAACCCAAGTGCCGCGCTAGTTTCGCTTGGGTGTATTCGCGACTGGCCCACCTGATACAAGCCGTGACGTTACTTAGGTGGACATTGTAACCATCGCGCATGGCTAACGCTTGATCGCAAGCCCACAGCACCCCTTTGTAGCCTTCGCGTGTATAGCCGTCGCTAGAAAGCGTCTTCGTCACTCCGCGCCGCCTTGCGCCTTCGTCGGACACGCCTTGGCGCGATGCCCCGGCTGGTGGCACAGCGAACACTTGCGCGCAGCCTTTTCCAATTGAAGCATGTAAGACTCGTTGAAGATGCGGTTGAACTCGGCGACCGACTTTGTGAGTTTCCCGAACTCCGCATCCTTGCCTGCTGCCAACTGGTCCGCGAGTTTCTTCTGCCGTTCAGCTAATTCGGCCTGTTCTGCGGCGATAGCAGCCGGAGTTGTCGGCTCGGGATTCATTGGGTCAAGGATTGATACTGCTCGATTTGCCATAGCCTACATGTTACCACATTCGCGGATGCGCGTCAAATACTCGCCGTACTCAACTGCCCAAGCTCATCCTTCGCCGTAGCCCGATTGTCGGCCTTATCGAAAGCCTGTTGGTACATCGAAGCCTGCGTTTGCGCCTGTTGATCCTTTAGCTCTTGCTGCGATGGAGCCGCATCCACTTCTTTGCACGCCTTATCGATCACGTCTTGGTTGTAGCCGTCCAGAACGTCGCGCACGGTTCGCTTCTGAACTTCCTTTTCGGCAGTTACCGAGGGAATTTGCAGCGAGAGATATTCATCGCACAGCGCAATTGAAATCGTTGCAGGCTTGACCTCGAACCGGAAGCCGTTCACGTCCCACTTGAGCGTACTGATGCCATCGCGCGCCATCGATACATCATCAAGCACGTTCTGCATCCCTTGGCGCACGACCTTGCCGAATCCGTTTAGTGCATCGGACGCCGGAATCATGTCTACTTCTTTCGAGTAACCGGAGGCACCCGCTGCTGTCGCGCTGGAATCCTTGCCCTGCGCTTGCAGATACAGCACGCGGAAGATTTCCTGCCGCAAGTTGTCGATGCGCTTTTGCATCGCCTCGAATGACGTGCCTTTTGGCTCTAGCCACTCGATATGCGCGGCGGCATCCGGCAAATGCAGGAAGCCGGCCTCTGTGATTGTGAGGTTGGTAAGATCCTGCTGCCCGATAACCAGCAGTTGCGCGAGGCAACTCATCGTCAACGCCCAGTCGTACTCGTTCTCTTTGTTGATGTGCGTCATCATCTGCATGTACGCACGGTTGCCTAACCACAGAGCGTCGGGCACTTCGATGCGCCGCACGGGAACGCGATTGAACTTCGACAGCGAATGCGGACCACGGTCGATTAACGTGGCCATCGGAGAGTTGTTATCGATGCGGTCACCGCTGCTGTTGTAGATTACATAAGTTTGGTCCAACGTCGTGCCGTGCGTAGCTTTACGCTCATACACGCGGTATTCCTGGCGGTCGAAGTAATACCACGTCGTTACGTCTTTCGTCTCACCAAGAAATTCCTGGTCTTTGCGCTCCGTCTTTATTACGATCCATTGCAGATTCCCGCGACTATCTGCGCTAAAGTTAATCACTTGCCGCGCATCGTAAACGGTGAGCAGCGGCCTGTCGAGTCCTTGCGCCTGCTCGTCCGCGCGGCTGATGGGAATTACGCCGGGGTTGCCGATATCGCCACTGTTAGGCAGGTCCACCAATACGTAGCAGGTGCGATTCAAGCACAACTGCTTGAATATTTCGCGCCACACGTCGATGAACGTCGTATTCGCACCGTCGCAGTTTTGAAGGAACGCATCATACCAAGTGCCGCTTGCCGTCCCGCCGCCTTTCGGTTGCTGAATAGTCGGGTCTTTGCGGAACATGGCCGAGATGTACCAGCCAATCGCTACGCCAAGTATCGGCTCGTGAGTGAAACGCCGGATGCGTTCCTGGTAAACGTCGAACAATTCCTTGGGCCGCTTGATAAGGAATCGCTCGGCCTGATTTTTCATCCGCACGCCGGACGCCTGGATCAGGTCAATGGAAGTCCATGCATCCGCGTAGAGCATATGCTCCGCGCTCTGCACGTCGAGCTTCGTCACTGGCACACGGATGCTATCATCCTTGCGGCTTGGGACTTGATACGTGGATGCCTGAACTAACGCGGGTGCGGCCATGTGTTAACGGAAAAACCCGGGATAACTACATCCGGCCAGCGATGCGTGCTTGGGCTGAGCGTGAAGGACCAGTAACGCTGGCACATTACTTGGCGTTCGACCGTGATCGCTATATAGTCAACGCCGAAATCGTGCAACCTTCGCCCGTGGTTCCAGCGACAGCGTACACGCCTTCGTCTATGTTGTGATCCGAGCCGGATGCCACATCTATAAATCGGTCAAGGGGTGAACCTGCCTGCGGAATGCCCAACTCCTGCACCTTATTCACGCCAGACGTGGTTAGCGCCGCCGCGTTAGGTGCGATGAATCCGACCCAGCCGGCATGCGTGTTGGCGCGGAGTGGCTCGATAATCAGGCGCCGTAGAAATTCGTTAGCAGGTATGCCGAGCGCGGTTTCTACGCTTGTGACGGTCGCGCCGAAGGTTACCGTTGCATTGTATGCTGCCATAGGATTACCTCAGTGAATCGTTTCTACCGCCGCGTCTTTCCACGTAAACGCGGTACATTCTTTCGGATACCAGACCGGCACTGCTGTATGCTTCTGCTCCGTGCGAACGCCTAAACTCCAGTTCGCATCAAGCCGCACGTCGCGATTTGGAATGCACCACGATTCGCCCGTCTCCTTAACGAAGACTTGCCAAAGCAAGTCGTGCTCTGTTCCGTAGTCGATCAAGAAATGGGCGTAGGCCGGACCTCGCGGCGTGGTCAGGGGAATCGGCGGGTCAATGCGAATGATCATTTTTACAATAAGCGTCCGTCGTTTTTGAATATTCCAGTAAAGCGGGCCGGTTTCAAGCCAGCCGTGCAGGAATGTCGCTCATAACTCCGATTATATCAACTGACGCGCGCTGTAACCGCCCGCCGTGCGCAAGCCCATCTCTGCCTCCAGCGCGTACCCGCACGCGTCCGAGATATGTGAAAGCATCTTGTCCGTATCCTTATCGATCATCGCCGTACCCGGCTTCCATGACACCTTCTCGAAGTCCTCAATCAAATGCTTACACTTCGCATCGATGAACATGTTGATGAGGCCAGTGGATGACCGTAGTGCGCCGTTAACCGCCGCCACGCGGTCTTTCTGAAACGGGTTCGCCTTCTTGTATTTGAAACTAACCTTGTACTCGGGATGCCGGCTGAACCACTCGCGCACGGTCTGCCAATCGGAAGGAGCGCCGCTACCCGCTGTCTGCCGCGCGCCACCTGAAGCATCGCCGTAGACGTACACTTGCAAGCCGCCGTGCAGCGACTCCGCTATCTTGCGCGTGCGGTTGCCGAACTCCTCGCACGCCTGCAATGTCGTCGCGTTCTGAATCCAGATCTCGTCAATCACATGCGCGCGTTGTACCTTGATTCCCGCGTATCGGTCGGCTGGTGTTGTGTTGTCGATAAACTGAAGCAGCACCGACGCCATTGGGTTGATGTTGAAGTCCATCGACCAGCAGAGCGGATAGCCTGTGTCAAAGCCGTAGGAAATGGAGTTTTTCAGGTGTATTTCGCGGTCGAATGCGTGATAGCAGCGGCCCGCGAAGATATTGAGGTACTGGCCTTCGATTTCCTGCGCGGCGAATTGGGTGTCGTAAGTACGAGCGAGGGTGTCGTAGAAATCAGACGGTAAGTAAGTGTTCTCACGCGGAGTAGCCAAGATTGCTTCGTAGTCGTCACCCTTGTTCGGCCCAACGAACATGTCATAGACCCAATCAAATCCATTAGGCGTCCATGCAGCTATGCCGGACAGTTTGGATGCGAGTGGATGGCGTAAGCGGCCCATCATTCGCAGCCAGGATTCCTTCTCGCAATAAGTCAACTCATCAAACGCAAACCACGCGATGTTGGTGCCGCGCAGGCGCTCAAACTCATTTGCGGAGCGAAAGAGGATTTCACTTCCAGGCTCCGTTAGCGTTACGAGGTTTTCTGACTTCTGGTGTTCGTACGGGATCTCGTTACGTTCGAGCACATCGAAGAACGAACGCTCTGTGCTATCGCGCAGGACCGGGAACGTAGGTGCCAGAACTACGCCAAGCAGGCCGGCGTTACACAGCGCGAGTTTGATTGACTCCTGCACTAACGCAGCAGATTTGCCGCTACCGATCGATCCAGAAAATCCGCGAAACTTCGCGAGTGAACCATGAAACCGATTCTGCGATGGGAGCGGATTATATTTGATGCGACGAAACGTCCCTAGCGCGTTGCTGATGACCGCTGGATTCGTCGCGAGGTTGTCTGACTCTGTACCGGGTCGCATATCAGTTTGGTCGCATCCCTACTGGCGCATCCACGACCGGTTCGGTCTGCTGCTGTTCCGTCGGCTTGGATGGCTTGGTCTTCGCCTGTTGGGTAGCGGCAGCGTCCACATCGTCAGACCAACCGTATGTGACACGCCCGCCCTGCTGCTGTGAGTATTCGCTGCCCTTCTCGCGGAAGCCAGCCTTGCACTTAAGCCAGAAAATACAAGACGTCACATCGCCAGATAATGCCTTGGCCGCCAGCGTACCACCGATTAACTGATTCAGCCGCCTACCTGCATCGACCAACTCCGGCTTAAAGTACTTGTGCAGGGTGTGCTTGTCGATGTTCAGCGATTCCGATATCTGCTGATGCGTCTCCCCGCGCGTTACGCGCAGGATCACTTCCGCACGTTGCTTATCTGTCGGTTTGTATGCGGGGCGTCCCATTTAGTGGACCGAAACGTGCATGGACGCGCCGAATCGCAGCGCGCTGAAGAAATAAGCGAAAGTGAGGCGAAGTAGCAGCAGATTTATCTTGCGCATCAAACGGATCGAAGGTAAGTTGATCATGTAAGGAGAAGGACAATTGACGCACGAGCAAGCCATCCAATTTAGCGAATCCCGAGTCCCTGGCGTTTGCCCCGCCTGCGGCGGCGACCCGAGCACTGGGAACGACTGGTTTTGCGCCCACTGCTTCGCTGAGTTGAACGCCATGTATGCCGCGCGGGAAGCAGAACGGCGGGCGGAGCGGAAGGTGCAGCGCAGCGCGGCGGCAAAGGCAGCAGCAGAGACACGCCGCTTGGGTGACGGGTCCGAATGGCATAGCGGCAAACGCACGACGCGATCCTTCGCCAGCCGAGTCGCTGGCATGCGCCGGTACAACGAGATCCGAAGCAAGATGGCCAGCAGATTCTAAGGATACAGCCATGAAGAAAGCCGAAGTCAAGATCGGAACCACTTACGAAGCCAAGGTCAGCGGCAGGCTGGCCAACGTCCGTATTACTGGCGAGTCCGTATACGGCGGCTGGAATGCCATCAACGTCGCCACCAAGCGCGACGTGCGCATAAGGAGCGCCCAACGCCTGCGGCGGGAAGTGCTACCGGTTGACCGGCTCACGCAAATTCGCAACCTTCGCGCTGGCGGGATGACATACGAAGCCGCCCGCGACCAAGTAACGAACCAGAAGCAATAAGGAGAAACCATGTACTTCGTGATCGACGACAGCAACGCAGTCGAAGCCTTTGAAAGCTTCGATCCCAACGTCCAGGATATCACCGGCCTGGCCGTATTCACCAACGCCAAGCAATTCGAATCGACCAGCAAAGACTGGTCGCTAACCCGCTTCGTGGATATCTGGAACGACATGGCTGGCGGACCGCCGCTGAATCTGAAGCCGGTCAAGAAGTTTGAGAACCGGGTGACCGCAATCGCCCGGCTCTGGAACGCTATCCGCCGGCTGGGTAACCCGACCGCGGAAGTCGAAGAAACAGCCAACGCCGCGCCCACGCTGCCCGACGTTGCGCCGGAGCCGGTCAAGACGGATACTGAGTCCATACCCACGCCCAAGGCTGCACGCGCCAAGAAAGCGCCAAAGGAAGCGAAGGCCCCACGCAAGCCCACGCATCCCCCACGCGTGGACACGCCTACGGAGCACACGCCCCGCGTCGGCAGCAAGATGGAGTTGGTCATTAACCTTCTCAAACGGAAAAACGGTGCCAGCGTGCCGGAAATCCAAGCCAAGACAGATTGGCAGCCGCATACCACACGAGCTTTCATTTCGGCGACACTCGGCAAGAAGCTAGGGTTGCACATCGAGACCACCAAGGATAAGGAGTCCAAGGAACCTCGGCGGTATTTCATCGCGGCGTAACGCTCGCGTCCACGAGCCGCTGGCGAAAGCTGGCGGCTTTCTTTTATTGCGCGGCACGCGCTTCCAACCGTTCCATCACGTCTTCCTTGATGGCGTCTTCCTGCTCCATCATGCGACCTACGCGCGCCTCGTCGAATGATGCGCCGCCGTTGGCGAGACGCGCGGAGAGTTTAGCGTCTTGTTTGAGGAGTCTCGATACAGCGACGTCGCAATACGTTGGCGACAGTTCCGTCATCCGGCCACGCCTGCCAGTGAGCAGCGCCGCCACTAGAGTTGACGCAGACCCTCCAAAGGGGTCGAAGATTAGGTCACCGGGGTCACCGTTCGCCGTATTCCGCCAGCAGAACTCATCCACGAAGCGCCAACCCCACTGCTCAACGTGCGCGATGACCAACTTCTTCACGTACAAGTGGCGCTGGCCGTCCTGCGCGTGCTCCTTTATGTTCAGGAAGTAACTGCCATCTGGCGCGAGGACTGTTGCGATGTTCTCCGCGACCGCCTTATACCACTCGATGTACTTGTCTGGCTGAATCGGCTCGAAGCCGCTGGATTTATCGTACTCACGCTGCGCAGCGTATGGCGGACTAGTGATGACGACCTGCGCCTTCTCGCCATCCATCAGGCGGCGCACTGTTGGCAGGTCGCGCGCATCCCCGCACATGACGGCGTAGGGCGCTTTCACGCGGCAGCCTTTTGCGCCCTCTCGCATTCCACCTCAGCGAAAGTACGCCCATCCCCGTGCAACACGGCGGTGCGCTTCGTTAAATTCTGCCACCTAATCACCGCCATATCAACGTAGTTTGGTTCGATCTCGCATCCGTAGCAGACGCGTTCCGTCAACTCGCAAGCCACGAGGCACGTACCTGATCCGAGAAAGCAATCTTCGACTGCGTCGCCCGCTTTGGTATGGTTTAGGATTGGACGCCTGTACAACTCTACGGGTTTTTGAGTTGCGTGTGACGTTTTCCCGTCATCCACATTGCCTTGCGTCCGATGCATATTCTCGACTTGCCAGAGAGTCGACTGCTTGCGGTCGCCCGACCAATGGGTAGTTTTTCCTTTACGGACAGCCATCCAGCAAGGCTCATGCTGCCAGTGGTAATGGCCACGCCCGATAACTAAACTGGGCTTTGCCCAGATGATTTGCGCGCGGATGTGAAACCCTTGCGAATGAAGGCCAACGGCCACTTCCCCTGCGTGGATGCCCGCATGCCACGCGTAGATAACGTCGCCAGGGAATAGCGCGTAAGCAGCGGACCAATCCACACGGTCGTCGTTCTTTACTTTACCTTCAGCACGCGTTTGCCACGGCTTATTCAAGCCAGCGTCTAGACGCCACTCAGGATCGTACGAATCACCGTATGGTTGGTCGATGCACATCAGGAACGGCGCAGGCACGCCGCCCAACAGCACGCTGACATCTTCCGCCTTCGTGCTGTCGCCGCACAACACGCGATGCTGGAGCGTTTCGCCGCTAGCGCCCTTAGCCGCGCTATCCAGCAGCCACATGTCACCTAACCGCGTTACCGGGTTAACGGGCGGCTCGGGTACATCGTCCTCGCCCTCGGTCGCGCCGCCCACGTTTAGGATGCGGTCCAACTCCGGCATATCAAATCCCGTTAGCGCGAGGTCGATGTTGAGTAGCTTCAAGTCGAGTAGTTCGGGACCAAGTAGCTCGAAGTCGAACTGCACTTCGTCGCTGCTCCTATTGTCCATAATTCTCAAGGCTTTAATCTGACCAGGAGTCAGATCTGAGGCGATGTGAACTGGTATCTCTGCCAGCCCTAACTTTTTCGCGGAACGCCGGCGCACATGCCCGATGCAGATAACGCCTTCTTTATCCACGACCACGGGTTGACGAAATCCGAATTCCTTGATTGACGCGGCAACTTTATCGACAGCCTTCTCTGTGATCTTGCGGGCGTTACGCGCATAATCCACAGGTTTGTCCGTGGGCCACATTTCGATTTCAAGTGCCATGATTTTTATAGAGTGGAACTACAGGGGCCGATTCGACCCCTGGGGTTGATTAGGATTGGCACGCTGCGCACTGTTCCTTATTCGCGGAGATCCTACGGCCACAGCCAGCGCTCCCGTCGCGTCGGCCAGGGCATAGTTTGGTCGATACATTGGTCCGTTGGAAGTTACGCTGAGCCGCTGCCGTTCGCGCCAGATTTAGCCCGCGATTCCGCACAAGCCGTTCGCCGTTCGCAGCCGTCGTTGATGTAATCAGGAACATGGGAATCAAGTAGTTGATGGGTTGGACCAAAGCGGGACGTGAACCCGTATCTCCGGGTTTCTAGCCCGGTATCCTGGCCGCCGTAACTAAGTTGAACGACTGGCCCAACCCAAGACGTATTGCCCATTCGTGCGCAAAGCATGAGCACTATCGGTAGGGCTTAAATCGAACCAATCAATAGTACAAACAAACAGTTTACCATCACTTTCCGAAGTTTGCAATGCCCGCGTACTTCAGCCCGGCAGTGCATAGGGAAGGCTGCGGATAGGGTAGAAAGCCCTCAATCGAAACGCCGTCAGTGTACCTGCGGCCATCGGTATCCGGCCAGCACGGGAGTGCGGAAAGCCTGTCTGCCAGACTGGGCCGATGGTCCGCTTGCAATCCGGCTTGCGCGAGGATGGGGGAGACTTCGGACGCGCGGCGGAAGTAGAATGTTCCGCGATGGAACTCGCCGCTGCCGGCTGTATGGTGTTCGAGAACGCGCTTCAATTTCATGCGCGATTCTGATCCAGAACTGTCGATGATGCGAACGGATTTCGCCATGGCGTGATTGGGGTTGTGGGACCCTGATGGGTAACCGGCGCGTGCCGGTGGGGCGTTACGCCGCGTTACAAAAGCGGGTGCTGTTTTGCTTAATTTGGAAGGGAAAGGAAGAATGAAGTGCTATCGGGCGGGAGGTTCCGCTACCGCCCGACGCATCCGACCTTCCAGGATGAAGCATTGACTAGAATTTAAGCACGGCTTTAAATGTATTGTCAAGTGCAGTGGAAGACGACGGGGGCGGCCCGGGGTCGAGGGCGGTATTATACCTTCGCCCTTCCTTCGCTAAAATCTTCGCCCGAGGCGAGAAAAGCTACAAATTCAATGCTGACATTTTGCGCGGCGTGCTACATAATCAAGATAGGAGATACAGAAATGGCAACAGCCAAACAGAAACGGCCAGATACGCAGCGGATCGGGGCGCTAAGCGCAATCGTCAGTCCGCTCGTGGATCACGAGTCCATGTCCACGATTCGTTATCCCGACGAAACCTACGCGGTTGCGCGGGAAAGATTCGATAACGTTGCTGCCGCTTTAACCGCATCGCTCGCCGAATTGGGCTACACGGTCACCGACCGAGAGGCGCATAAAGTGACTCTGTGGTCGCCCGAGATGCGCGACACGGTAGTATTTGACGGAATGCGCTGCAAAAGCGCGTTACTCGACCGCATGGAGGCTGACGCACGATTCAAAAGAGCCGCCGATTTCAAGCGGTTTGCGGGCAGGGTGGATCGATGAATAACACTTGGGGCGGCAAGCGCAAAGGTGCCGGCCGCCCACCCCTCACCAAAGCCCGCTGCGCCTGCGGAAAACACACCAACGCGCGGGCAACCCGGCTACGTCTCGCGTGCCGCGATAACCGCAGTAACTAGGTTTCCGCGGTTATCGTGGCCTGTCCCGCACCGCGCGCATATGATCCAGCACGGCACGGCGCACTATCGAGGCCGGTTTTCCTTTACCGCAAGGACGACCGCCATCATAAACAGCATGAACGACAATAGCGCCATTTTTGCAAACGATTCCCAAGAGGGTAGCATGTAACTGGCTACCGACCCAAATAGAAGCGCGGCGTAGGCGTATATAGTGCTGGCGCTCATTTCAATCTCGTGCGTGCCATTTCCCTTCGCGGCTCTCGAACAGTTCTGGACATTGACTCAACATTGGTACCAAGAACTGCCATGCGTTCCAGTTCGGCGTCCACTTCTTTTTGCGCTACATCAACAGCAGTTTTGCATATGTTTTGCTTTGCCGTACTCATACTGCGCCGCCCTTCCCGTGCTTTAGCCACAACTCCAGCGCTTCCCGATGCGCTTTCCATAGGAATAGATCGCGCCGTCTAGCTTCCTCGCGGAATCGCACCCATAGACCTCGCGGCGTGAACACCGTCGTATTGGGTTTTGGTTGTAATGCCGTTTTTGCATTCATCCTAACCGATAATCGCATGGTGCGCAGCTCCAAGTCAATAGTTTTGAAAATAAAGTTTAGAAATCTCTTGCAATGCGCCCCGCTGTGGCGTACACTTTCCATATGGCAACCAAAACAGCAGCCAAAACAATCGAAGGTCTGGCGATATCGGTGTACGTTTCCCGCAGCAAGCCGGAATGCACAGCAATAAGGGACGGCCTGAAGCGGCAAGGTGTCTTTGCCATAGTAAAACTCGCGATGCCGTCTGGGGAATACAAAGTTTTGACGGCCCTTAAGGATGCGCCACGAGCCAATGTTGTACTCTGGGGCGAGGACGCCGAGGGACTGCCCGCTTCCCGTGAAGTCGCAATCGGCGAGTGATAACCATATGGCAACTCGAACGAACATTGCACCTGCCGATACAACCGAAGTAGAGAACCTCATCCGCGCCCTGTGCGCCGCCGAGACCAATCGGGCCTCCTGCTGTATATTGTTGAACGCCATGAGCGATGAAGTTGACCGGCTGAATCGCGACCTTATCGCCGCTACCGCAAGGATGGCACGGTGAATCGTATGGCAACTAAAACTACTACCGAAACCACGAAGCCGACCGTGAAACTGATCGACGAAGACGGCAACGTATTCTCCATCATGGGGCGCTGCCACAAGGCCGCACGTAGGGCTGGATGGAAACCTGAACAGTGGGATGCAGTGCAATCCGAGATGATGGATGGAGACTACGACCACGTACTACAGGTGGTTATGGCGCATTTCGACGTGGCGTAACGAGGATGGTCGAGTAATGACTAACTGCCCCTTCTGTGAAATCGCGCATACCGTATCCGTGCCAACCATCCATTACAACGGCACGAGCGCGGAGGAATTGCGCAGCCAAATCGACGGCGTGGTGCAGGCGTTCCGCGTGCTTATGACGGCGATGGGGCATGCAGCGCCAAACTCGCGCGACCATTACCTAGACCGGAGTGAGCAACGCGCGATTAAGGAACACTGTATCCGTGAGGAACGATTGACCGAAGTACTCACCGAAGTCTGCCAGATTCGCGACCATATTTACGAAGTAATGGCGTTTAAGGATGCACGTAAGGCAAGAGGGTGACATGCCGACCGAAGAATCGCATCATTATGCTACTTGCAAATGGGCACGGTTCCAGATGAGCAATCACTCCAGACCCCGACCATTACGGAATAAATCCGGGAGATGTAGCTACCCAACGGAACAAGTTGCCGCTAACTTTATTAAGTCGTTGCCCGAGTGCGCCGTCTCGCGAAGCAACCTAGTCAATATAAATGCGCTAACGAATAGCCGCACCATTTGGCCGGACTGGGGTAAGGCTTGCGGAGTCTGGAGTAAAAACGAATGACCCGCTACGCCGTCATCGTCGGCCCCGACCATCGCCCCATCTGCGGCTTCCGCATGAATCCTGGTGACCCGCGCGAAGATTTGCGCTCCGCTTGGGAATTAGCGGCTATCTGCGGTTGTGGGTGCGACGTGGAGGTTGTACGGATGGTGGACGAGAAGAAACAGAAGACGAAGGCGGCAGCGGCGTGACGCCCAAGCCAAAGAAGCGCGGTGGTCAGGTCGGGCATCCAGGTTGGGGCGGGCGTCCGCCGAAGTTGACGTTCCCGTGCCCATGGTGCCAGGAGCCCATCACGATCAGCGGATCGCGCCAACACTTTCCGGCATGTCTGGAACGTCCTGACCGTAAGTATATGAAAACACGCGACAAATAAACATGCCAAAGATATTGACAATATCTTATTTCGAGCGTAGGATCATAATATATGACAAAGATAACAGGCAACACCTACCCCGTGAAGGACGCCATCAAGGCGCTCGGGGGCCGCTGGAATCCAGATCAGAAGTGTTGGGCTGTCCCGGACGACAAAGCAGAGGCGGCCCGCAAACTAGTAGTTGACGCACCAGCGCGGGCATCTCGCAAATCCAGCAACAACGGCTATAGCAGCCAAGGGCGCGGCGTATGCGCGCATTGCGGCGATTCCTGTAATCCTCGCTATCGCACATGCCTCGAATGCTCGCACGGCGGTATGAGTTTCACCGACCGTAATGGTAATTTTGTGCTAGGGAGCGATGACTAATGACTCCCGAAACCTCTCGCCCCCTGGACGCCGCAGGAAACGCGCTGTATCGCATCCCGGAAGAGAGCATTCCCAAACTCCACGAGCGCATCACTAAGCTGAACCGCCGCGCGGCGAAGCTAGGGATGGAACCACTGGTGCTCACGGAGACCGGCGAGGAGTTCGTAACGCGCAAAAAACTAATCTGCAACGACCCGCAGCGCTGGCTAGAATACCAGATCCGCTTCGTACTCGTCACCGTAACCGGCACCTGCCCGCGCATCAACGGGTGGCTCTTCTGCGCGACGATTGAACACGAAGATGCGGGGAATATTCTCCGCGTAGTCCCCGGCTTTGAGACGATGCTGCCGCTCCAGTACCGAACAGCCACTACCGCCTGCGAGCACTGCCACACGCAGCGCATCCGTAAGGATACATATATACTCCAGAGCGAGACCAGCGAGTGGAAGCAGGTCGGGCGCAACTGCTTGGCGGACTTCCTGCGTTGCGCCGACCCGAGCGGTATCGCACAGTGGGCCGAAATCATGGCTGGACTTGCCGACGATATTGGCCAGTACGAAGACGACATGGGCGGCGGTTCGGGCCGCGAAACGTACCTTGGCCTGCCGGTCCTGCTCGCGCAAGTAGCCTGCTGCGTTCGTAACGACGGATGGTGCAGCCGGAAGGAATCCCGCGATAGCTGCATCCCGAAGACGGCCAGCGTTGACCAAGCGATGCAGTGGTTTGACTCTAAGTTCCGTCAGAAACAGACCAGCGCCAAACGCGAGCAGTACGAGCCAACCGAAGCGGACTTGGCGCAGGCCACCGCCGCTATCGCATGGGCGCAGGAATTGCCTGCGGATTGCGGATCGGACTACCTTTGGAATGTCCGGGTAGTTAGCCACAAGGAAGCAGTCAAGGGGCGCGACGCCGGACTGGCTGGCAGCATCATCGTAGCGTACCAAAAGCACTTGGAAGCCGAGGTAGCGCGCAAGTATGACCGTGACCATCCCAGTGAGTACTTCGGCACTGTCGGCAAGCGCGAAGTCTTCACTCTGACGGTCATCGGGCGCCGCGAGATTGAATCTGAGTGGGGCTGCACGTCGCTGATTTTATTCCGCACCGCATCCGGCGACAAAGCAAAATGGTTCGCTTCTGATGGCGCTGGCTTCGCGCTAGACGCGACGGTAACGGTCAAGGCGAACGTGAAGGCGCACGAAGAGTACAAGGCCAGCAAGCAGACGCAGTTGAGCCGGGTGACGATTTGGGACGAAGCAGCGGAGAAGGCCGCGAAGGTAGCTCGCACCGCCGCCAAGAAACTCATCAAAGCGCGCTACGCTTGCACTCACCCCCAGGAAGTAAACTACGGCAACGTAACGTACGCCGGCCAACCGCAGGAATTTTACTACCTTCCGGTCGAACTTGCGGAAGCCAACACGGCGCTGCCCCAATACGTACCCTGCTGCCGAGCCTGCTACGACGCATGGGCTGCGCGGGATACTGCGAAGGCGGTCGCCGCATGACATCCAACGAATCCAGCAACCGCATCGCGAAGGCTGAACGCCTAGCCGCGCTCCTGGTTGCGTGGCACGTAACGTCAGCGCAAGCGCTGAATATGGATACGTTTCAGTGGCGAATGCTGGACGATGCCGATGTGCGACTGAATATGGCGCACACCAGCCGAACGGGCGGTAAGCTACCGAGCGAAGAAACACGGAAGGCGGTACTCCGGTTGATGCGCCAACCTGATCTTGATTTCAAGCGCCGACTGCGGGAACTGCGGCGGTTCGCGCGGCACGAAACAAAGCGGCTGTTGGCCGCGAAGGAGAACACGAAGTGACGATATTCCGGTACGTATTTGAAACAACAGATGAGTTCGAGTTATCCATGCCGCTTCACGCGAAGATTCTCGCAGTGCAGGCGAAAGGCAATGCGCCTTCGATGTGGGCGATGGTTAATGAGGCCGAAACGGTAAACGAAAAGCGCAAATTCCGCGTGTACGGTACCTACCAGCAGATAGAAGTACCGCTGAGCCACTTGGACTATCTCGGGACGTACCAACTTCACGGTGGCACACTGATATTCCACGTTTTCGAGGTGGCGCGATGAACGACCTCTGCGCCTACGTCTCGGAGAAGCTTGATGCCATGGGCACCAGTTACGAAACACTATTCCGCGAACACGCATCGCTCCAAGAGAAGTACGCGCGCCTCGCCCGCAGCAATCAGCGCTTCGTGTGGTGGGCGATGGCCGGATGGGCGGCGTTCGGACTTGCGGTAGCGCGGCTGATTTACCTGGGGGTGCGATGATGGATAATGATCGGAGTAACCTTAAGCCCGGCAATCGCGTGTGGGTCGGTAATAGCCAATGGGCGCACACGGGCATTTGTACTGTAACTCGCCTCACTGCTGCTTGGGTGATAGTTAATGACGGACGTGAGCGTCGTTTCTGGATAAAGAGCGGATATGAAGTAGGCGGATCGAGCTTTCGTTGTGACCAATTAGGTTCCCGCGCTACGCGAAAGGAAATTCGGGAGTGGACGGCAAAGCAGGAGTGCGAGACTGAAGCCTACAACGAAACTAAGCGGCAAGAGGAAGCACGTGAGGTCACGCGGCTGAAGCTTCAGACATTATTCCCTGAAGGAATATGGATTGACGCTCCATTTGTGGACGAGAAGCATTTCTGGCGTATCGGCGGATACCTCACAGAGGAACAAGTCCGCATCTGCGCCGCCGCGCTAAAAGAGAAGGCATCATCATGAACAATTCCAATTCGCTCACCCCATTTGACGGACTTCCCGTTTTCCGCAAGCGCAGCCGGAAGTGGCTATGGCTCATACTCTACCCTGCTGGGATGGTACTTGTGGTTTCGCTCACGTTTTGGATTGCATGGAGGTCGTGATGCCACGAATGACACTAGAACGAGCGCAGAAGTTAGACCAAATCGCGCTACCTGATTCGGTAGTTAAGGAATGCACCACTGAAATACTGGCGCTTTCCGGCGAATTACGGAACGCCGAACTGGTAGATAATCGGCTGCTCTTGTCTTGGAGCGAAGATGTAGCCACAGAGCGAGCGCGGGCGGAAAAGTCCAACGCCGAACGCACCACAATCCTGGCGGCGCTGGTAGCTTGCCTACAAAAAGGCCACCATGACACCTGCTCACATGCTTTGGGTGCAGAATACGAGTGTAGTTGTGGAGTCACTGCGGGTCTGATGTTAATCGCTAAAATCGAAGAGGCCCACTGATGGCGCGCATGACCGACGATCGATTGCTGATTTGGAAAGCCCGTTACCCCGGCGCTCCGAAATCGCAGGACGAAATCTGCATAACGGAATGCCTCGATGAGATAGAGGCACTTCGAGCAGACCGCGATATGGCGCGCGCTATCATCGCCAAGTTCGAGGTGAAGCAGTGACCGAACGCTCTCGCCGTTGGTTACTTGCGTGGCGCATCTTCGCCATCAAGTTGCAGGCCATCACTCATCTGCATTGCTGTAAGTGCGGGAAATGGAAGGGTATTTCGTTGCGCCGGCTGTGCCTGTTATGTCAGTATCGGAATCTCAAGAAAGGATTGCAATGAACTGGCTCTTAGCTATACTATTCCCCTGTCGCCATCGAAGGCTCACGTTCCCCTTTACTCCAACGCGCCACGGGAAGCCGATTGGTCCATGTCGCGTAACGTGCTTGTCTTGTGGTCGTGAATGGCAATATTCGATGGATACGATGCGGCGTGGCGCGGAAGTTGGCCGGTCGGAGTACGTTGCTCCAATATTTTCAGTCAAAGAGGTTCGGGAATTATGACTACAGAGGAAGAGTTGAAGCAGGCTAAGCTACGCATCGCGCACTTGGAATGGCTGCTAAATGATGAGGCGAATCAGTTGATACGATGGGCGAACCAATCCCAATTTGGAGGATGGAGCACGCATCAGGTTAAGCCAATGCAAGACCGGGCACTGTTTCTTTTGGGAATTATATACATGACTACCTTTAGGCTGATAAGTCATAGCGTTAGCCCTTCGCCTTTCGCGCAGCCTTTTTCGCCCGTTTCCGCGCCGCGCTACGTCGATGAGTTCACCTTCCGACTGAACGAAGGTAACGTCCGCAACCACACCACAGCGCGGCTTAATAGCTTCGTGGCCGCATCTGTCGGCAAGCGGCTCACGTACAAACGGCTCATCGGCAAGGAGGTTGCGTAAATGGGCGGGCAACGAAGGTGTTATTACAGCGGGCACAAAATCATAGAGATGGACTTCGCTAACTTCACGCGACAGGAGATAATGGAATACGAATGTAACGCCCCTATCAAGCCTGAGGCGTGCCCTGGTTGCTGTGCCATGCGAAGACCGCAATGGGTCAAGCGCAGTCTTGGCGGGCGCGGTTCGGGTTGCTGGCAATGGAGCCTTATTTATCCGCATCACACCCGAGTGGACCGCAAGGAGGCCGCATGAAGGCCCCGGTCGAACTGGATCAGATAGCGGACTTGGTGCTGAACTACCGTCCGAAACCGAAGTCGAAAGCGTCTTCGAGCGGTCGCATATCCCGCTTCACAAGTGGGTTTACGCCATGTATCTGCTGGTGACCGCTCGTAAGGGAATCAGCAGCCTTCAACTTGCCAAGGAGATTGGTGTAACCCAGAAGTCGGCATGGTTCATGCTGTCCCGGCTCCGTGAAGCTTGCGGCTCCGACGATGAGATTGACAAGCTTCGCGGCACGGTCGAAATCGACGAGTGCTTTGTGGGTGGCAAGGAAGCGAACAAGCACGAATCCAAGAAGCTCCGCATGGGACGCGGGCCAGTCGGCAAGGTCGCCGTCATGGGCTTGCGAGAACGCGGCGGGCGCACCGTAGCGAAGGTTATCGAGGATCGGACCATCCAGACCATTCAAGGTGAGATCCACGCCAATGTGGAAGTCGGTTCGCAACTGTACACCGATGAGCACATGGCTTACTCCGACCTGGACGGCCTTTTCTTCCGGCATGACGCCGTGAACCATTCGGCGGGCGAGTACAAACGCGGTGCGGCGCACACGAATGGAATCGAGTCCGTCTGGGCAGTTCTTAAACGCGGGTTGCATGGACGGATACGAAAGAAGAAACGCGATGCGGCCAAAAGCTAGGGGTAGTCATGTATGTAATTCCCTTTCTTTTCGGGGAGGCGCAGAAACCATGAACGAAAGACTATCGGTACTGGCTGCGATGATGTCAGCGCTTGAATTCGCGGCCACGTCAGATCCCAACAGGCAATTCCTATTGGACAACGGATGGGTTCCACTTGGTCGCAATTGCGAGACCGGAATCGAGGGTTGGGGAAAGGTTATCGACGGAACGGCGGTAACGGTAGACCAACCAGAAGCGCTGCGCATGCAGCGGGGATGGAGGGATTTGTAAATGGCCCCCGGTCACCCGCATCCCCAGATAACCGGCACGCTGATGCGCGCGCATGAAATCGAACTGGCGTACTCTTCTAACGAATCCGGCCGCAAGGAATTGAAGGCCGTCCTGTCGGTGGATCAGTTTAATTTGTTCGATATCACTTTCCACGTTACCATCGCCGGGGCCGTCAAGACCTTCAACTCGCTGCCGAGCGCGGTACGGTTCTACGATTCGGCGGGGAAGCCATGACCACACTTGCCCTGTCCGACCGTGAAGTTGGTCTACTGATGCGCTGCCTTGCGGCTGCGGAATACCGCAATATAAGCGATTCGTACGATAATGATTCGTACGATGCGGAGCATCAGGATTGGAGTAGGGAACGTGCTAAGCGCATTCGCACGTTGCGCCGGAAGATTACCACGCAGCGGAAGCGAAAGCCGGGGCTGAATCTGGACTGCCACACTCACGGTTTAGTTCGGTGACCCCGCATCCCATCTGTTCCACCTGCCTTCAACCGTGGACCGAAGACCACACTTGCGCCGAGAAGAAGCCATGGGGCCGTCAGAAGAAAGAGCCGCCTCCGCCAACGGACGCTGAATCTTCCCTAACTGCCTACCAAATCGCGGATATCGTACTACGGTACCAGCCGTTGATTTCTCGGCAGTATGGCGAAGTCACCTGCGCGGTTGTACCGTGTCCCGATTGCGATGCGGATATCGACCAAGGATGCGTGGGTCAGTACGGGCATCGAAGCACCACGTCGCTTCATGCCGACAGAAGGGTAGCGGCAGAGCGCTGGCGTAAGGATAATCGCGCGGAGTGGGAGGCGCTCAAGTTGGAGTGGTTCAGGCATCTGGTGCGGCTGCGGAAAGATGGGTTAGCCTAGCCGCTCCAACGCCGCTTTCTTTAATTCATGAACGATCTGTATCCGTTCCCCGATGTAGCGGATGACCGGAACGGCCATAGAGTTACCGAGAGCCCTATACTTCACGCCATCTGCCGCTGGTTTCCCGCGATACTTGATATCCAGATATTTATCACCAAACCCCTGCAATCTAGCGCACTCTTTTGGGGTAAGCCTTCGTACCGCCATACCCTGCGCGACTCCGTTGTGACGGCGGCTTCCGTTATTGGCATCAAGTGTAGCGTGAGTTTCAACTTCCCGCATTCCGCTCTGGCTTGACTGAAAGGCTACCGCTGGTTCATTACCGCCTCCGTGTTCCATAGACCGTAACGTAGGGCTTACGTCGCGGCCTGCGTCGTTACCGCTATCGTTGGCGTAGAACCCTATTGCGATTGTAGGCGGTTCCGCTCCCTTCGCCAGGGTGTGACACGGGTCGCCTTGCTTTGGGTTACTGCGATTCGCTTTGCTGGTCACTTGCGTAGTATCGGGCGGCGCAATTGCATCGGGGATAAATCCATTCTGTCCGCTGGCACGAAAGGCTACAATATTGGAGTGCTGTGAATCACCACCGGCGCTTAAATCACGGATTGTCCCTGCGGTATCTGATTCATTGAACCATCCCTGCCCCGTATTTTGAAACGCAACAAACAATCCAGCGCCGCTGTTGATATGCTGATCGTCTTGCCCCTGTAGGCGTCCATAACTAGCATCAATAGTTGGCGCGACTTCGCAGATGAACGTTTCGGACTCCGCGTCTATTCTGTTATTACCCCCCCCGTTGAGGCACATGGATCGTTCGGGGGCAGCGAACACTTTACCTTCGTTGACGAATTGATTTCCGACTGTCTTGCTATCTCTGGCACAGAGGCTTCCGACATCCCCCCATTCACTACTTGCATTAGCGCATTCATTAGCGCCTTCGGCAGTTCCTTGCCGCGCTTCTCTGCTCGGCGCAATATTCCCAGACAAGCTCTCCGACTCAAGTAATACTGCGGCTGGACCGGCCCAGTCTCCAACACATCCGACAAAGAACACGCGCTCCCGCCGTTGCGCCAAGTCGCGGTATTGAGCGTCAAGCACTGTCCATGCGCCAGAATACCCGATGTCCGAAACCCATCGAAGGAACTCGGCGAAGTCACTTGACTCAATGAACTCACGCACAACGGTTCCCCCGTCTGCAAATCCAGCGTCCATTCTTGATGGACTTTGCGGAGCACCGGACCAACTGGAAAACAAGCCAGGGACGTTCTCGAATAAGATCCAGGTTGGAGCAAGCGCGCGGCAAATTCTAAGGGCGTGCAATGCGAGATTGCTGCGCGGGTCATCCAATCCAAGGCGCTTTCCCGCGACGGAAAATCCTTGGCACGGGCTTCCGAAGATGAGAACATCAACAATTGTTCCATTCAGTTCCTTTTTCGCTCGTTCAATAAAATCTTCTGCGGTTACATCACCCAAGTTCGGCACGTCTGGATAGTGATGTTTAAGGACGTCGCACGGAAACTTTTCAATCTCCGCGAACAGAAGTGGCTTCCATCCCAACGGAATCCAAGCGACCGATGCGGCGTCGATCCCGCTGAATAGGGAAATGTAATTCACGCTAACCGTCCCAGTGAATCCGCAATCCCCGCCAACTTCCCGCGTTCAGCCTCCAGCCGCATCTCCAGTTCCGCCACCTTCCGCGTAGCCTTCTGCCGTCGATTTTCCAACCCACGGCGAATCACATCCGGTTTCGGGTCGCGCAGGCGCTTGCCGAGCTTCGCAGGAATGCTGGATTCCCGCGCGTAGGTGGCTTCAGGCGCTATCGGATGGGTGCTGGAGGTAGTATCGGATACCCCAACGCCTTGTGCGCCATTCCTGGCCGATTTCCCCTTGCAAACCAGCGCCACGCGGTTACATCCGAGCGATTTCATGGAGAATTTCCAAGAACGTGTATCTTTTCTATGACTTAGCGAAGTAAGGATGCGCGATTGAAACGCTTCGACCGACACTTCCTCCGGTTTCACGAGCACGATCTGACCACCTTCGACTATGCTAAGTGCTTGACGCGCAAGGTCGTCATGCTTTTCTGCTGGGCGCATGAGCTTCCGCGCTCGCTTCCGCTGCGCTATTGTTGTGCTCGGAAAGTTAGCGATAAAGCCTTTGCGTTGCTGTGAGAGGTTTGGGAATGGCTGATTGGTCTGTTTGGCGGCTATCAACTGCTCCGCGCCGGGTACCAGCGGCTTGCCGTCCTGGACGAGGACGCGGACGGGTGCGACGGCGAAGTCTGGTGTGGGTGGTTCTGGAATCACGCCGGAAACTCCTGTATGCGATATTCCCTAGGCCAATCCATCGGGTTAGCGCCGTGGCCTGGGTCGGATTCACAGGCGTACTGGAGACATCTAGCGAGCGGGCGCTTGCCAAACTGCTTCACAAAACACGCAATGCTCGCAGCCCGGCACTGGGTAATTGTTGAACGATACCATGCTAGTTGTGATGGCCGCGCTCCGCGTCCACTTTCTCCTCCTGTAATTATTTGATGAATGCCGGATAGGTCGCCGAAATCAATGGGTCCGAGAGCCGGTTCATACGAAACAAACCGCACCGCTGCTGGTGTCTTCCGTAACCACTTGGACCGTTCATCCCATCGCTGTTGGTCTTCTGCGCTTATGCCAAGCCAGACATTCTGCAACGGCCATCGCATCCTTTCTGATTGATTCAGCGGCAGTGCGTGTTCCGTCGGGAAAAAACGTCCCGGCCGTCCGTATTGTTCGGCGATGTATCCTTGCGTCCATCCCTCCTGGCGAAGCGCCGTCATGTATAGAAACATCCTCGCTGCGCGCTTAGTTAGGAATTGGAAACTATGCTGCGGGCATAACGCGGCAACACCGAACATTCTATCTATCAGTTCGTATGGAACGGATTCCAGCCACGTATCGGTTTGAGAATTCACGAAAATTCTACGCGGTCGCCTCCAATGTAACGGCTGCATGAGAATCTTTTCGTCAAGGAAGATTTCCACGAGGTCACGCGAGCGCCGGTCGAACGGTAGGCCGGTTCCGTTCGCGGGAAGACAGCGCTTGCCATTAAACTCGCTGTAGCAGTTTTCACACCCCGGCGAAACGTGCTCGCAGTGAGGCCCCACCTTACCGGCAGGACTCCTTAAATCCCCATTCGGCTTGCGCGCTGTCAGAACTTGCACGAGCGACGTGTAACCTTTTTGCTCCGCAATTTCTAGCGCGTCTGGCCGGATGCGCGCGCGGAGGGGCGACCACGTACTATCCGTCCAGGCGATACCTGTTGTTTGTCCCACGTCAAGCCACCTTCGTCCTTTCCTTCAGCACTCGATTTATAATATTCTCAGCCTCGCGTTGCGCGTACTGCCCCATAAGTTCCAATGTGGACCATGCGGTTGCGCCGTCCCAGTCAACTTTATCCGGCAGGTAGTGCGTGTCCGTGACTGGTAGGATTTCGACCGAGGGAAACTTTCCGAATTGCGTTCGTGTAAGATCCAAGATTAGGCCGTCGCAAACATTCCAGCAGTGATGCGCGTGGATTGGCCGATACGACTTCTGTTTGATGCTCTCCGTGTCTCCAAATTGGAGTTTACCGTCGAATGGATTCTTTAGATACTCACCGCCAGTTATCACGGCTTGAACTTTGTGCTCGGCTGCGATTATCCAGAACGCATAGGCAACCACCATGCAACGGTTGCGCAACGTTGGCACGCGCCGATATTCAGCCTCCGCGGATTCGCGTGTTAGTTGCGCCAAGCTGCGGAGCACTTCTAATCGACGGCTGTTCATATAATCCTCCGAACCGGAATGCGGACCACAGTGGGGTTGTCATCCCAGCATTCGCCCGGCTTGTCATGCAACGATCTCCACATGCCCGCAAACCATCCGATTACGTCCTGCCCTACGCCATGCTCCGACTCATGCACCGCTTGATAGAAACCTTCACGCATTGCCTCTTCCTCGGTGATGTCTTGCAACTGTTCTTCCCGCGCATCTTCGGTCACCTCTAATGTAATCCGGCTCGCCCATCGCGGCATGTGGAGTGAAGATCGCCAACAATAATCACCTTGCGGTTCATCTGCGCGATAAGCCATCTCGTTCGGTCGCCATGGGCCGCCATTGCGGATGTACTGGTACTGTACGTCATCCGGCCATGCATTGATGATTCCCCAGGTCTCGCGCACCCAGAGCACGTCGCCGCACTTGCGCTTGAGCCATTGCTTTGACATGCGGCGGGTGACGGATTTTCTACCGGCAAGGATCGCACGGACCATCGGCGCGGAAAATAGGATGCCATATTCCATTTATTTCACGCTTCCAATCCGGTCCACCATCCCCAAGATAACGCGCGCCTCTTTATCGCTCAACCATCGCTCCGGTTCGCATCCGAACGGACACGCCATCTTGCGGACCACTCCCCATAGGCGACATATCGCGGGGCGGTTCTCGTACACGCCGCAATCTCCAGTCCTTAGCAATTTGGGGCAACTTCCAGCGATAGGGTCGAACGCGCAGACGTACGGCTCTAGTATCTCGAATGCCCTCGCGTTGCCAAACGCTTGGGCGTATTCGGCCTTCGACATCATAATGGGACCACAACACTCTTGGCACTTGCGCTTACAGTTGATCGCTGGTATGCGCGCGTATATCTTGCTTAGTTGTTCAGCGACGTTAATCACTTTTCCGCCCTTGCACTAATCGACCGTTCGCACAGTTCGATAATTAGGCTGGCGTGGTCACTCAGCAGCGCGCAATCCCAATGTCCGCACCGATCCGTTAAGCCTAGGATGTATCGCATAGCAATCCAGCAACGCTTAAAGAATCCGTGCCATCGCGCTAACTGCACATCGACGTACAGGTCTCCATCGTCTGGGTCGAAGCAAAAGCGGATTGTATGCCGCGCACTTTTGCAGTCGCAATTCATTGAGATCCATTCGAGTGGCTGTTGTGGTATTTTCATCCGTGGACCTCGGCCAGGCATTCCGGCAATGGATCTGGATATGTATTATGTTTTGGACAGTACTTGCTGTTGCCGCGAAAGCCGCTTCCATCGCCACGATACTCACAATCACATTCCTTCGGACAGATACAGCGCCCAGAGTCGCGCTTGATATCCCACTGCGCGTCATCGAAGAAATCAGCCGGTTCATCGCAGTAGTAATCGATAATCTGTTCGTCGCTCATTTCATCAAAGCCTTTCAGCGTCTTTGTTAGCGTCTTTGTAACGGTCAGTTGGATACTCATCTCGGCACCTTTAATTTATCCATCAGCCTCGGGGTTTCGCGCTGTTCGACAACTCTTCCGCGCCAGTAACCAGCATAGAAGGCAGACACCGCGACAATCACGGGCGGCCAAAAGGCCGAGAATAGCGCGCGCCATGTGAAGTGGCTTGTGAATAGATCGTACAGTGTCATTTACCATCCCCTATCAACGGTACGTCACTTTTAAGCCGAAACTCCACCATACAATCCGTCATTTGACTACCGGCCTCCGCTCCCCGATCCGTATCCACTTGGCGTGCTCTGTATGCTGCGTCTGCGCTGCCGCTAATGCTTCACATCCAAACCGCGGCTCCGGTATCCAACCTTCGGCCCCGCACTTATCGCAACTCCAACGGACTTCGTTCGCCTTCATTCGATGAACCGCCCCATTTTACCGCACACGACAACTGGTCCCCTATGTCCAACCGGTTCCGGTTTCATACCGTTCCGTATAGCATCCTCAACCGAAACGGCGTCCATGACGTATCCCGCATGGCCACATGACTCTATGGTTATGTTTTGGCTTACCCATATAAGCGTTGGGCGTTTAATTGCGTTACCACCAAACGCGCATATCTCGCGCTCCACAAGGAACTGCCGCAATCCGGTACAGTCTTCCGGATGGCCCAGCACTAGCACGTCTTGCTCTTGAATTTCCGTCATCGCAACCATCCCCGCTTGAAATATGGCCCAGTCCACCCGCACGAGCAGCGCCAGCGCTCCACCGCAAGGCCGTTCAACACGCCGTGCTCGATGCTGCGGAGGTATGGCGCGTGCGGGCCTTCGTGCTGGCGGTCAGTTTCCGCAATTGCATTCAGTAGTGCCACTTCAGCGGCAGCTATTTCTGGAAGCTTGCGAGAACTTCCGAACTCCTCGAAGATATTACTCATGGTCGTCTCCTGAACATCGCTAAGCCGCGCGGTGTAAGAGAGTAGATCTTGTCCTTGCGATAACCGGCGCAATCTGGCTGGACATACCCACTCACCCGCATGGTTGTGATTGACTTGCGGATCTGACTTCGCGTAATCCCGAGAGAATCGGCTATTTCTAGGGATGTTGCAGGGCCTTCGGACAGAATGCGCCGGATGCACGCATTCAGGTTGCGCAACTCCCCGTTTATCTCAATTCCGCGCCAAGGAGTCACGCCCTTCTCCTGTTCTTCTCAAAACTCCTGACTTGATTTCCGATAAAGTTAGGGAGTCTTGTCAGGTATAGCGCCGCGCTGGTCTGCTTCTCTGCTGTCGATTTAACAATAGCGCGGCCAAGAATTTCGTCGGTTAGCGGGGCTGTATTCTTTGTCGAAGCTCCGATGTATGCCTGAATTGCGGCCTCTATAATCTTTCGCCGAAATGCGCCGTCCGTAGTCGGGAACATCTCAGCGATTAGGTCGTCGGATTGTTTCCATTCCGCCGATACCATCGAAGAACCAGCCGGGAGCGCGACCGCCATTTCTTCAACGCCATCTGCGATTGCATGAAAGCCTTCAGAAAGTTTTCCGAACAGTTGCGGAAGATTTTTACATTCCTTGATGTACTCCCGCTTCCATTCCTGTAATGCCCGCGCATCCGGGGCGGGGCTACGCTTATCTACCGCCGTCTTATAAACAGGCAAACACTCAGGCCGCGTATCCCATTGTCCCCATTGTTGACCGTCACAGAGGTACGGGAATAGCAGGTAGTTCGCTGCGTATTCCTTGATGTACCCGAATAGTTCATCCTGTCCCGGCATCGGGTTAAACGTGGCGTAAGCCTTCCCGAGGATGCGTGCGTAGTTTATTTCGATCCTTCCGAAACCATCGGAGGCGAGGAAAAATCTAGGCCAGTGAAGTTGAGCAAGATTGGAACATCGCCGCATTCGGTCGCCACCAAAAAGTCCATCTGGATCTATCGTAGACACTGAGCAGGTATCTCCCGACTGAATAAAATATACCGCGAATCACGGCTTCCTACAAGGAAATCAGAGAATTTATTTTTAAGCGGTAGGAGGGGGCGGCGCGGAAGGCAAACTTGCTCAGAGAGTGGTTCCGGCTTGCGCGGCGACACGCGGCATGTGCCGCCCCCACCGCTATCTTGACACAGGCGCGGCAAAATGTCAAAATAAAACTTGCTCAGTGAGTGGAATCCAGCAATATCGGACGGTTTGCTTCGGGAATTATATACTTGCCTACACGCCACATCCGCATCCTCCAAATTCGTGAACGTCATAATCGCCTGTCTCAATCCGTGCCTTGAACGCCGCCAACGTCAAAGGCTTGGTCTGTCCACATCTCCTGTCTTTGAGGATTGAGACATCTTGGCCAATATGCTTACGCACGTCCTCTTCGTTGCGCTCCCACTCCGCATAAACCGCTGGCCGAATCTTGTAGAGTTGCGCAAAATGAGCCTGCCCGGCCTTGACGCATCCGCCCCCACAGTTGTCATGAGAGAATCCGTCCGCGTATGCCTCTGACAGCGGCAAGCCTAGCGCGGTAGCTTCCCGAATCATGTCGCACTTGGTGAGGTACGGAGGGTCGCACATCGGCGCTTCTACGGCCCAGGGTAGCCAGTTGGCGCGAATTTCATCTATACGCCCTTCGTCCCAAGAAATTCCGACATACAGGACCACTGGCTCCATAAAGCAGTGTCCGGCGACCCATCCCCGGCAAAATTCGCGCTTGAGAACTTGAGAGCAGATGTCCACGCGGGAGTTCCCCAAAAACCCTTTCACGCCCCAGTCCTTGAATACCTGCCACGGCGTACGCCCCTCCGCAATCACGGTCACAGGGAGGCCGAGAAACGCAGCAGCGGCATCACGGAAACGGTACAGTCCCGGAGACTCGATGAGAGTGTCCGCGAAGAGCAGGGTTACATCGTCTTTTCCGAACTGCTCAACCACGCGCTTTGCCGCGAAGAACGAACAAAGTCCGCCGGAAAACTGGACGATTCGCTTCACAGGCTATCCCTCTGATTCTGCTGATTTGGTGTAGTCATCTATATAATTCCCCCATTTAGGTCTCCAGCGTGTTCTCTGCCGACGTAATCAACACGCAGCGTATCTCCGCATTCCGTCCTTACTGGCACTTCCTGGATCAACTCAAAGCAAGGAGAAAATATGCGATAGAAGTAGGCCGATACGTCGCGTTCTATATCGGGTAGCGATGCAAGCCACTCTAACTCGTATTCGGTATCGCTTAAATTGAATGCTTCGGCTTGGCGTGTGCCTTCATCTTGATCGGTCATTTTTGGCCCCGCTTCCATTCGGGTGCCAGAGCCGACCAGGGATGGAAGTAGCTCCTGGCCGGGCACTGGACGTATTAGAACCGAGGATCAGTCGGCTCCGTTTCCGTTGCTACCCTTCAATCCTAACATACGTCAAAATCCCGCGCAAGCCCATATCCTACCGCCGCGCACGCCGGTGTGCAAGGGGTCACGAATGTATCCACAGGCCGTCTCAATAGCCACTCAACTTTACCTTACCCCTTTCCCGGCGCACCGCTGGCCCGTGGCGCGTCCACAGCCATCGCCTCGTCGATATCCTCACGGGTTGTATAGACGCGTGTGGCGCGCGGCCCAACGTCGCGGACGATGAACATGTGTTCCATGACATATTCCAGACGCGCGGTATCTGTACCCATGACCCGGCATTTGTTCGCCATCTTGACGAAGCGCACAGGTTTGTCGGATATCTCCTCCGCGCGCTTCATCATCTCCGTAGCCTGCTTGCGATGTTCGCGTAACTCTTCCAGAATCGCCGCGAGGTAGACCTCAATTCTATTGTTCGGATCAAAGTTTGGTGTTTGAATCACGATTGTCCTTTTGTTTTTTGGGATTTATATACATAACTACCTCATACATTCTGAAGGCGCAAGGCCCGCAAGGCTCATCCCGAGCCTTTGGATGTTTATCGCGGCGTTGTGGTCTCGGTCCAAGTCGCTACCGCAGGCACACTTATGCCTGCGCTCCGACAATTCCTTTTTGACAACTTCGCCGCACTGCGAACACTTTTGACTCGTGCCTCGTGGATTGACTGGCACGACCCACTTACCGGCGCTCTCAGCCTTATAAATGATCTGCCATATTAATTGGGAATTATATACTTGACTACAGGACTACTTCGGGAATTCGCCGATCCTGTCGCCAAGCACCCTCCAGTACATGGACATGTGAAACTCTTGTGTTTTCAGTCGCTCCTGCTCGTCGCGGGGAAGTTTCTGAAAGATTGGATTCGAGGCGATGAACTCGCGCAGTTTGACAAGTTTGTCGCCCAGTTCTTTTTGCTCGGTAACTACCCTCTCTTCATGCGGTTGCATTCAGCAGCGTCCTTTTCGCTGTAGTCATGTATATAATTCCCTATTAATTGGCCCCACGCGGCATCCATGATGGACTTATTCAGTCCAGACTTCTGTTTTACGTTTGTCCCTGGCGCTTCGACTGTCCCGCTGGCCGACCGGCTCATATTGCCGATGCGCAAATCTTCGTGCGCGATTAAATCATAGTCCTGAACTAGCTGGGATGGAGTCATTTCTGCGCCTTCAGCCATGTGATGATTCTGGTGTTCATATTTGATTTGTGCTTCGGTCATGTCCATTGTCTCTCTGGAATTAACTCCACTGATTCCACGCGTCCGTTAGTGAAACGAATGCGATACTCCACAAAGTCACCTGCGCACAAGTTATCCGCGCATAAGACGCCATCATTCCTGCCCGTCTTGTCGCCGATGATAAACACGTCGCCATGATGCGGTATTTCTACGGCGCGTTGCGACCCTTCCTTGACGCGCATAGTTGGTTCTAATATGCGTTCAAACGGGTCTGCATCCGCGCCTTGATGCTTCAGTTCTTCCTTTGGTACTTCCTCATAATCGCACTCGTGGCGGAGTAGTCGGCCATCCTGTGTGATTTCCAGCGAATCAAGTTGGCAATCAAAGTCTTTCGTCTGGAAGTTCTCGCCACCCGGAGGAGGCAGTGGGTATTTCACTTCGACGTTATCGTACATACTCATAAATCAACCTCGTTAATCGGGCCGCGCCAGTGTACTGGCTTCACCATCCCCGGCGTGCTCAGCGCCAACGCGACCCGAACCTGTTTACGCCTGCGATTCAACCACTGCGAATCCGGCCGGGTTATCCGGTGTCACGGGGACCTGGATGATATCGAACGGTGCGCCACTCCCGCTGATCGCCGTCGCAGCGCCAACCAACGTCGTGCTGGCCGTTACGACGTCGCCCACTGTATCGCCGCTGGGAGTGCCGAGTTGAATCAACCCGAAGCCGCTGGTATCGGTCGGGTCCACCGCAAACGTGAGTTTACCGGCGCTATCCACACACGTTACCGGAGGCGTGCCAGCCGGAAGCACCACCGCCAAGCCGGTTGCCGGATCGGTCGCACTGCCGTTTGCATCCACCACAGTAAGCGTGATGCGAACTTTGCCATTGTCGAGAAACTGCTGATCTACTGCCGCTGATTTCACTGCCATGAGATTGTCCTTTGTGGCCGTTGGGCCGGTTATTGTTACGATGAAGCCGGTTGGTTTCGGCGGGTTTAGAATCGCAAGGATGAGGTCCAACTTCCTCTCTATGCGCTCTACGGTTCGCTGCAAATAATGTTGCATTGCTAACTGTCCCTCTGTGTTTGTCCGTTCGTTCCGGGTACCTCCTCATTCCTCCAGTAGCTTTAGAATCTCCGCGATGGCTGCGGCCACGGTCTTGCGAAGCGCCGTGTTCTCGTTGCGGAGGGCGGCGCTCTCGTTGTTCAGGCGCACGCAGTTACTTTCCAGTTGCGCAATGGTCATCCCCGCATCAAACTCTCCGCGTTCGCTAGCAATTTGATTTCGGTATCGCCGACAGGACTCAAGGAACTCCTTTTCGGGAATTGCCTTCGCCTCCGATGCCGCTTCCTCTGTGCTGGTAAACCGGCATAAGCTATCGCCAACCATATTCGCGAGGACGACGCGCAAGCGCCGGATCTCGGCAATCATCGCCAGTAATTGGTCCGGTTCTCCGTACACAAGGTTGCTGCCAAACTTGCATTGGTGGCAGGCGTATTCTAGCGCGGAATATTCGTCGCTCATGGTTTCCTAAAATCCGCAAGCTCCCGCGTAAGATCGAGCGATGCGCGAATAGCCGCCGCGTTATGTTTCGATGGGTAGAGCGAATCGTCGCACTTATCGTACCCCTTTTGCGCCAAAGCAATTCTAGCCTTGGTGATGAAACGCTCGGATTCGGAGATGGCGTCGCGCAATTTCGTTTTAGTCATAATTGTCTTATTTCAATAACCGCGCCCGGAGAATCAAGCTCAAACATTCTGAGTAAGCCATCAAAGATATGCTTCTCTTGATCGGTAGAACGCGGGAAGCCCCATGGAATAGGGAATACTTTCCATGGGTCCAAATGTACGATACGCGCATCGTCGTCGATAATTCCAGCGTCTATAAGTGCATCTTCCGTACTCCGAACCAGCTTCGACAGGTCGGGCTTTTTATCCGGCCACAACCTAGACTTGGGGCACGACTTTGGGCGCGGCAGCGTGAAGACCATCGTTACGGATAGCGGCCCAGAGACAGGATACCAAGACACAGTACCCTCTTCGCTCGCCTTGCGTGTGGCCATTATCGCCTCCCGCGCCGCATAGCACACGGCTAATCGCCACGGCTTCAGCTTCTGGCTAGATTCGACCATGATACCCTTACCGCCGCGCATCCCCATAAACTTCTTGGACCCCTGCGGTGCAGGCATACCGCGCACAGTGAAGGTAAGTGTCATATCTCCTCCGGATTCGCCTTCAGCGAACGCTCTTCGTAAACCTTTCCGCCGCTAACCGCTGCGCTCTGCCGCGCGCAATCCTCGCTCGTGAATCGACGCGGAAGGAAGCGCGGCTTGCCGGTTTCCGGGTTGACCCTCAGACTGGTTACAGGGTCCTCTACTATCCAAGGATGCACCTTGTTAAATGAATCCAGGTCGATGCGTGCGCCTTGGCGGTACACTTCTACGGCGAATCTTCCGCGCAGTCCGACGCGGGAGTCGGATTCGTGCTGTATCTCGGTTTCAGGGAACATAAGTTATTGGTGGTGTAGCCAACTGTGAATTTCTTCTGCTTTGCGGTCTGCGTGCGCCGCTGCATCTTCTCCGCGCACGTCGCCAGCATACATCAGGCGCTCGGATGCGTGCATTAAATCCCCCATCTCACGAGTCAACGCAGCGCGGTTGGTCTCCTTTAATTGGCCGCGATTGTCGCTGTCGTATCCGTGACGAAGGATCTTCGTAGCTGCCTTCTGTACCTCCGCGCATTCCTCGATTAGTAGCGCCAATCGCTCCGCTTCGGCCTCGGTCAATCCATTGAAATGATTGGTCATCGCTTGTCCTTTCCGTACTTGCGCGGCTCCGCAATCCGCACCGCCAGTATCCGGCTCCCGTATTGCGCGCCGTCCAATTCCAGCGCGGCCTTCGCTTCAGTGGCGTTGGAGAATGTCACAAAGCCGAAGCCACGAGAGCGCTCGCCTTCGCGGATGACTTTAGTCCCCACGACTTCCCCGTAGTCGGAGAACATGACCGCCAAGTCGTCCTCAGTTGCCGCGTAGGGAAGGTTGGCGACGAATATTTTACAGTTGTCGTTCATGCCAGTTCACCAGCAATCCTTTCTACTTCCTTCCACGGCACAAGCGTACACCCTATCTGGACCCCATTGGGAGACACGCTGCGCACGTCGAACGTATCGATGCGCTGTTCCGAAATAGACTCGCTCTTGTGACGAAACTCCGGTATTAACGGGAACAGTTTACGGGCCGATTCAACGGTCACAGATTGTCCCGTGCTAGTTTCGATGTAGTTTCCACTCACGCGCAAGCACACGCTTCCTCCCCAAACAGACACGCGCTCTCCAGCGCGCCATCGCTCTAATTGCTCCAATGCGAATTGTTCTCGGTCTGAATCGCTTTCCGTTTTCTTTAATTGTTCGCGCTTAGTTGTAGCCGCGTTGCGGATATCCTCAATATCAAAATGTCTGTAAGTTCCGCGAGGAGCGTTGCGGAAGCGCTCGTAGGTAGACTCAATGGATCGATTATCCTGCGCCTCCTCGATTTCCGACAGCATTGCTTTGCGAAGCGCATCGGCCTCCTTGCGCGCTTGCTTTAGTTCGGAATAGTGAATCTTTACAACCTTGTCGGGCTTGCGGTTATCGCTGCCTTCGGTGACGGCTCCGAGATGCAGGCACATCCCCTTATCGGTTCGCGACATTCTCTCTATGGCGCGTCGTTCTCTGTCTACGTAGATCGTACTACCAACTCCAAATTCTTGCTGAGTGCGGGAATACGAGCAGGCGGTAAAATACTCGCGGAACATGTTGGATACATCGAGCAAGTGGCCCTTCCACGTCAGGCGCTTGCCGATGCACAATC